AAACAGAATCAGGATATTTCACAGAGCCGTACCGGGCGGCTATCTGGAAAAGGTAAGAGGCATAATCTTTAAAAGATTTTGGGTCGTCTCTTTTTGCCCCGGCTGGAATAGGCGCAAAATCGTTATTGCCGTCTGTCCTTCCGGTGTTCCGGTACCACTCCGGGGTTTGATGGTTTGTCCAAAGGACATTTTTGCCCGCTGCTTTGGCTTTCTGCAAAAAGTCATCCATGCCCCATGCTTCGGGCGTTCCGGCTTGGTATAGCGGCTGGATATGCAAACCTTTCGGCCTCCACCCCCAGCCGCTTGCAAAATAGCATCGAATCCACCCCAAACGGGCATTTGTCCATAGTTGGATAGGTGACCATGGAAAGCCGTTTGCGCCTATTTTAAATCCGGTAGATGGGGGCGGAGTACCCGGATCGCCTGGATTGGCCGGGGGCGTAGTATCACCGACCTCAATTTCAAAAGACTGGGCCGGAATATTTACTTTTATTTTATTTGTCATGTTTTTACGATTGATTCACAGTTGCACCCCTGCTCTGTATCGTTCGTAAAATCAATTTAAGCAAAAAGAAAGATCACATCTCGCTTTCCCATCCGATAGACTGCACCAACCATTTCCAAGGCACATCTTGAATGTATGTCTTGGTATTTTTGGTCAATCAAATATCACAAAGTTATTAGGATGTTTGTTCCTGACGCGAAGGTGTATTCGTTGGCTTTTAATATCTCTCTTCATGCTGATTTATTTTTACCCGTAACTGATTCTCATTAACTGGTTCGGTTTCAATCCCGATCTGCAAAAGCAGAAATGCGAGGTCTTCAGCGGTTTTCGTGTGGAAAAAGAAAGTGTGCAAGTTTTCGGGCAGCCAGTGTTCCAGTGTATTGCCGTAGACCTTCCCGGCTCCGATCCAATCGGCTACCATTTCAACCAGGTAGATGCGCGGAATATCGAAGGCGCGTATTTCTCCTGATCGCTGCGAAGACAGCCAATATTCCGGATGGTGTTCATTGTGGTTTTTGTGGTGCAGCCATGCTCGCTCCATGCGGACATCCAGTTTTTCATACTTCTTTTTGAAGTCGTGAAAAGCGTATCCGAATGTTTCGTTCGCGGAGAACTTTGAGATGTCATGCAGCCATAGATTGTCCTGCCAAACTTCCATATTTTCACGCACGAACGGCATAAACCATTCGCTCTTTGCCATTTCCATACCGGCCATGTAGACGGCGGTTTTATGGGGTAAAACGACTGATTGCAGGTATTGGTGTACTGTCCAGTATTTCAGGTCGTCGCTGTATTCAAAGTCTTCAACTACAAACCTGCCGAATAATACTTCCGCAAACTCTTCCGGGTCGCCGAAAGAGACAGACTTACAGAACGGCGCGAACAACTGATCCGTCCAAGCCTTTCTACACTCATGATTATTCCTGTAAAGATTTTTATTCATGGCATAAGTCATTCAAATTCAACATCCGTATCTCTTAATCGGTTCACCAATCCCTGCAAGCGCTGGCGTCCGTTTTGGTGCAGCCAATTGGCGCGGTCGAGGGCTTCGTATTTCCCGGCGCGCGGGGAAAGTTTTGTTTTGTCAAGCACTTCCTGAATAGTATCGATAGCCTTTTGACGCAGGCGCTCTGCTCTTTCGTCGTTTAAATCGTCCATAATTTATGTAAATTAAATGAATTTATAAAAAAAATACGCCCTCCATCATTTCAAAATGGCCAAAATTAGAAGCAAGGCTAAATAAAACATAAGCCATAACCGGAAGTAAGTGCCGGCCAAAATAAGAAACGATTCAAAAATTATGTTTGGCTCTCTTTGATTGACATATGCGATATCGTTAATGATGTTTTTTGGGACGGAATCTTCAATCTGTAACTCGATCATTGATCTCTTTAATCCTCCGTTTTGCCATTGGTACCTATTGAATGAATCTGTAATATCTTTCCCAATTCGGGATAGATTTTCTTTTACTTGCCATTCTTCCGGTGTATAGGCGCCTGCTATTTGAGAATTTCCATATTTTGCCTCATACTCAATCAGCATACCCCTTCTTTTAAAATAATCAGTTTCAGCATTATATTTTAAAAGAAAATCCAATTCGTTTTCAGATTTCTCATCAGATGCTTTTAAAATGTACTTGTTTTCTGCATTTCCGGTCTTGTATTTTGGGTTTTTAGCCCGGATAGACCTTCTCCTACTTACCATTATTTCAATGTACTCTTGCTCTTGTTCTTGCATTTCATGTAGTTTAAAGATTTAAAAAAAGGCGATTCACTTTCCAGCAAGCCGCCTTTATTAAACACAATGCAAAACTATTAAAAGTCTTTATTCGGGATTGGGCGTTGCTGCCTCAATCAGCGTGTCAACGGTCTGGTTTACTTGGCGCGTCCACGCCTGAAGGTCGATAGCCTGGTTGAACATGCTTTCGATGATTTCCTGATTTTCGCCGCCGATGATCTCTGCCAGCGCTTCTTTCACATCCGCAGCCGTCTGTTCATCCATGTCAGGCAGCGCCTGCGTGTAAAGTCCTGCCAGTTTGATGACGCCGGTTGCGACGTTTTTCGCTTCGTCGTCCGTCAATCCTTCAATTTGCAGCGAAGTCTTGTACAGTTCGCCGTATTTCACGAAAGCGCCTTCCAGCGGGCCTTCCAGTTCCGGGCGGGTGAATTTGATCTGCTTAATGAGTAGTTCGGCAATTGCTTCGTTGAGCATGGGTAAATCTGTTTTGGTGTGTAAAATTGTGATTTGAACACAAATATACGAAGATTGGCGCTTTTATTTTGAGCGGTTTAACTCCCGTTAGTTTGACTGCCCGCTTTGAACTTCCGGTATTGACGCTTCCAGTCCCCATTTTGTAACTACCAGGTAGCCGCCGGGGACAGGCTGCAATACAATCGGATCATCCATGTAAAAGTCGAACATGGCCGGTGCCATGCTGAGCGAACTTTTGAAGCGCAGCCGGTAATCATCCTTTGTTTCCACCGATGATTTATATGCTTCAAACATTGTTCCCGGTGCTACTATGCACCGGCTTACACTTTTATTCAGGTCAATCCTTTTAAGTGGCAGCAGGTCATCTTCAGTGAGCCGCATTTGAACGCTTGTAATCAGGCGCATGTTGATCTGCTCAAAAGACACGTACAGGCGCGAACCGTAGTTGTGTGGGTAAATCTTCATGCAAAAAACCATCCACTCGCTGCCATCCCGATCTACCATGGCGTATAAATCCATGTAGAATCCTTCGCTATCTTTTCCAGGTACCAAAACGAAACCTTCGCCTATCGGGATAACACTGTCCGCTTTGAACATGCCGCCAAAACGTGCCGATATTTCAAATACCAACGGGCCGTTTCCGTACGGCGCGTGTACGTTCATAGATGCTCTTTGGAATAGTTTTTCGTGAAGAAAGCGCCAAACATCCAAACCGTGAACAAGCCCGTCCGTATTTTTCAGTTTAAAAGCGTCGATTTCGCGTTGATTCTTTGCCGGTATGTTGCCGGTAAAGAGGATTGACGGTCCTACAACCAGGTTGTATTTCTTGCAGATTTGCTCTACCTGCTTTTCTGTTACAAAATTGTTTTGCGGGTATTTGAGGCGCCAATATTCCACGTTCCTTTTGAATGCGGAAACGCCCATGCCCATAGGGATAAATTCTGTCTGACTGGCAAGTGTGTCCGGCCCGTCATCGGCATCACCAATCATTTCAAGTATCTCTACCTCAAATGATTGGTGGATTCTGGCAATTACTTCCTGCTCTGCTGTCATTGCTTTTTCGGTTTGAGCGCCCGCGCCTGTTCCAGAATATCCGTCAGGGTGCGTTTATCTTCGATAATGGCAGCCAACTGCCGGCGACGTTGCAAAAGTTGCTCTATAAGCGTAATTTCATCCTGCACGACCTGTTGATCCTGCCATTTCTGTTTCAGGGCAGTAGAAATGATTGCAGTGTCCAGCGGGACGGGCCTGTTTCTGCCTTGTGTGATCCGGTAGGCTCCGAGGCTGTCGCGGGTGACAATGTTTTGAGCAGCGCAGGCGGCAGAAATGGCGATGGTGAAAATCAGAATCAATTTAAGTTTAATCATGTGTTGTTGGTGTTGGTGAAAATTATTTAGTGTTTCTGAATGAGTGCTTCAAATCAAAGCCGTGCGCAGAAATTTTTTCTTTATCTGTTTGATTGTTGACTACTGCGGGTTGGCTTATGAAAAAATCGTTTATCTGCATCCATGCGACTTCCGGCTCTATGGCTTTTGCAAATGAAAAGTCAGCAAGGCGCGGGTTTTTTACTATCGGGTAAATCCGCCCATCCGGACTGTTGTCTACCAACATCACGGGGCAGTTGTGCTCAATGTTCAACGTCGTGCTTTTCCCGTGTAGTTCAGGCTCGCAGTGCCGGTAGTCTACTTCATCGCTCCAGTGTATAGTGCTTTTTGAGAGATCGGTCAGCACGTCTTTGTAATCGCTGATAAAATACACCTTGTCTTTCCAGAATGTGTAAGCATAGATAGTTCCGCAAAATGCAATCAGTTGAAAAGCAAATCGCCTGCGTGTATCAGGCTGCGAAAAAGAGGGCTTGTAAAGACCTGATTTTATCCAGCCGCCTTTTAGGCTGAAGTCTTGCATTTGGCATACGCGTTCATACGTTACAAGCGGGTCAATGCTAAATTTTGCAACTTGGTGATCGTAATAGTCTTTGAAATTAGATATGATCTTCATGGCTTAAAAAATACGGGTAATGATTCTTTCCCAGATGTATCGGATTGTTTCAAGCATCCTTTCCCAATATGTGTCTGTTGTCCACCCGTTGACCGAATCAACCGTCCATGCAAAGAAGTGCAGGGCAAATAGCAGGATAAAAGTAATGATGGTCAGCGTCAACCACATAGGCGAACCGCTTTCATCTTCCGTTTCGTATTCATGCCCGCAGTGGCGGCATACCAAAGCGGTATCTTCTTCTTTATGGCAGGCCGGGCAGGTGTCGGGTTCGGATGGGGGTTGAATCAGGAAAATAGGAAACATAGGTCGTTTTATTTAGCGTTTTCTTCCTTTGGTGTACTGGTTGTTGTGAGGCGAATAGAGCCTTGTGTGATCTGATTTTGACAGACATTCAAGATTTGAAATCACATTGTTCGACTTATTGTTATCAATGTGATGAATATCAAAGTTTTCGGGAATTTTACCGACTTCTTTTTCCCAAACATATCTGTGCATTAGGGTTCTATCGTCGGTGGTAAGGGCGTAATATCCGGTATCCCGGAGTGTGAATTTCTTGTCATCATAAATTTGATACGATCTAAAATTTGGCCCTCGAAGTTGAAATTTTCTTTTTTTAAATGCCTTAAAAACACATTGCCTTGTTACTCCAATTGAAGCGGCAATTTGAGCAAGTGACATTCCAGATAAGTAATCTGAATACGCAAGATCATATTCTGTATTTCGGCTTCTTCCCATGTGGCAAAAATAGAAAATTAGGCTGGCATTAGCAAACCTTTCGGTTTTCCATAATGGTATTTTTCTGCTATTTCGGTAGCCTGTGCTGAAATATTTTTAGTCGCCTGATCTGCCCGTTGTTCGAGCGCCTTCAAAGTAAGATACTTAAAAAAGTCTTCCTCTGATGCCAGAAGGCAAATTCTGATAATTTCTTTCATGCTATCATTGAAGTTTAAAGTGCTTTGAAAAAAACCATGCACACCCGGCCCAAACAATTGAAATACTTTGCCAATGGGCGCATTTCTTTCGCTTTTCGGAATCGGCGTTTATTCTCACCTCGCAGACTTATCCGCCCGGGTGCGCATGGGGTTTGGGTTATCTACGTTTTCTGGCCCATGGGCGTTCAAATCCTATTTCTGCCAGCCTGCGAAGGCGGGCCTTTATCACTTTCACTTCCGGCTGCTTTTCATCCGATGCGCAGGCGCATATCGCCTCATCAAACTTCACCTCACTGCTGTATCTTTCCAGTACATCGTAAACGTCGCCGTGTCCTGCAATGTGGATATATGCGTTGTCGTCTACATTTTGCAGGTAGCACACGCACACGTCGTTTTGTGGCCGTCCCAGGTAATCGTATGACCAGGTGCGGTCGTTTCTAAAATGCTGCGTGTAGGTGCGGAAATGCCAGGTGCCGTCGGGAAACTTCGCAGCGTAGTAATAATGCTGCACACGGTTAGTGGCAAAGTGCCGGTTTTCAGTATCGCTTGCAAAATCGTTCACCGTCCAAACCGGCTGCCAGCGCGGTAAATCGCAGTCGAATACAGATTCGACTTTCGCCGGGATGAGGTGGCCGGAATTTTTCAGGTATTCAAATTCTGCCAGCGAGCATTCGCGGCGAAAGGCGCCATGGTTGGCGAAAAAGGCAAACCCGTTTTGGTAGCGGAGAAGTACGGCAAGTACGCCGGAATGAGTGAGAAATACGTTTTGCATTGTAGTAAAATTGAACTTTTGCCTACTCTTTAGATTTTCGGCATCCTCTGCTTTTAATTGCGTTACAAACGCAACGCTTGTCATTCAGACCGCAAAATATTTTTTGCTCTTTTTCAAAAAAAAACCGGGCGCGCACATTTGCAGGCCCGGCAGGTCACGGCTTTCAAAATGACCTTCCCATTGTAATTTCATGCAGCGACGGCCATTTTTCAGGCTTTTGAAATTCGCCGTCCTTAATCAGTCCGGCCAGATACAGCAGTATGTCTCCATGGCAAATGCTTTCGGTTGAGCACCAACAACACACGTCACGGCCTGCGAGGGGCAAAAGCCAGCGTGTAAACGCGCCGATGTCCTCATCTGCCATATCCATGCAGTATTCGTAAAAAAGCGCTACTGCCAGGATGTTGTTTTCAACGTATACCGACTTTCTGTTTTCACGTTCGTACCTCGTTTCAGACCAATACCACTCCCCGATTTTTGCAGGGTTGCCCCAACTGCTTGGCCTGCCGACATAAATGCAGCCTTCGGGTATTCCGGGAACGGCCCGGCGCGTTCTTTGCATCCGCTTTGGCATATCGCTTCAATTTTGCACTGTGAATCTGAAAATTAAATACGCTACACCGGCGCTCACAAGTGCGGCCAGATAGACCTGAACGGCTACTTGCATGATGCGGACAAGCAAGACGGTCATGTGCGTCGCGTATGGTTGGTATGGCCGGCCTCTCAATTTGTTGAGCAGAATTGCGAGGTAGTAGGTCAGTATGATAACCGCCAAAACGGGCGTACTAATCAGTTTTAGGAGGAAAGTAAAGATTCGTTTCATGCTGTTTTTCGACTTACAAATGGAGGGAATTGGCGGATCATCATGTCCGGCGGAATTGGGCGCACCTTGTCGATCTGCTTGAAAAAGTACGGTACGCCAGCATCGGCGCAGGATTTAGCCATTGAGGCCGCCCATGCCAGTTGGAAGGGGCGTTTACCGTGGCCGCTTTCGCCGCCCTGTATGATCCATGCAAAGCCATCCAGGTCTTCCGGCGTGGCCTGTATCGGGCCGATCTGCGGTTCGATGGATAAAAACAGGCGACCTTTTACTTTTTTCAAGTGAGGGACAAGCGTATCGAATGTGCTTTGATTGGAAACGGATGTTCCGAACATCACATTCGGCGGCGGGTTTTCAAGCCAACTGTCCGGGATAAATTTATTTATGTTGCTGGGCCGCTTTGTCAAAAGCAGGAAATCCAGATCAGGGCAGGCCGGGATTATTTCGTTGAAAAAGCGGTCACGCAGCGCGCCTGTCCAAATGCTCATTTCATTTCCCTTGTGATCGATCATCGGCATGGACTTTTCAAATATATCCATCATACTGCCGACAAAAACGCGGTGCTTTTCACCGGCTGCCGCTGCATGTGCCTGCCAGGTGAGGAAGTTTGACCAAACAGATTTAACGGCCTTTCTGGATTTATCTATACCCCATACGTCATTTCCCCAGCGATGCGACAATGATTCCGCATAGCAGTTGTCGCATCCTTCATGGACTTTCGTACAGCCGATCCACAGGTTGCCCGTGTGGCCGCTTGCCAGTGTTCCGTCGGCACGGACGGATCCTGTCCATTCAATTTTTGTGTCTTGTCCCATTTTTAGGATATTTTACAGAAAACGGCCTGAACCATAAAAGCGCAGGCCGTTTTTTAATTTTCAGGATTTTACTGTTTAGTCTTTCTTTTCTTCATCGGAAAAGATATGATCCATAAACTGACGCACGTTGTACCGCTTCAATGCTTCGATCATCACGTCTTCGATGGATGGTGTATCTCGCATCCATCCTTCAAATACTTTTGCCAGGTCTTGCCCCGACATTTTGATCTCTATGCAGGCGCCTTCGCCGCGAACAACCGCACGCATCCATCCTTTCGGTTGTCCGTACTCTTCAATCTCTTCAGGTGAAAAAATAGGCTTTTCAAAGCCCGACACGTCTTTCAGTTCTTCATACTGACTGTTTTCGGTTTCAGGGGGGGGCTTACTTTCTTGGTAGGCATAAGTTTTAGTTTAAAAATGTGAATTAAGAGTTACAAATTTAACGGCTATCAGATCAAAGGCAAAATAATTTCATACTTTTTTTCTGGCCGTATCCGTTTGTGCTATGCTGACTGATCCGCTATTCGGCCCTGTCGTGTAAGACTGGATGCCGGGGTAAACAATCCTGTCCGCTTTGATTAGTCCCGCTTGCAGGCATTGATTGAAAACGCCGTCTGATAAATCGGGCGTCAATCCGTAGTGTTCACGCGCCTTTCGCTTGAAAGTGTATTCGATGAACAGTTCGCCCTCGTGAAGCATAAGGCTTGGTCTGACCTGCGGCCCTTCTTTTTTCACCGGAGCCTTTTTCGCTTTTGCCATTGTATCACAGTTTGTAGACAAGCATGGAAGCATCCCGCTTTTCAGGGTTTGTGCGGCCTTTCCATCCTGTCATTTTTTTGAATCTGTCGGCATCCTTTTTCCAGTTGTTCGGAGACATCGGCTTTGTTACCCGGTAGGGTATTTCCATGTATTCCAGAACCTCGATTATATCCATGCCGCGTTGATGGCTGCGGCCTGTGTTTTCGCCAGCCTCTGCTGCGTATGCCAGCGGGTTACGGACTTTTACACTTTTGGGCACATAGTTCAGGTGCCGGTTTCCTTTATTCAGCCAACCAGCCTCTACTACCACAAGCGCGATCTGATCCCGCAGTTCGTGCAGCCGGCGCATCATATCTACCAGGTTGAGCGCTTCGATAGATTCAAATTTCTGCTGCGGTTTATTCCAGACAGAAAATCCGTTTTCGTCAACGTCGGGGTCGATGCCTATGTATAAATGTTTCATCACTTTGTTTTTACGGTTAAAATTCAGGTTCACTCCTATTTCCCTGGTTCACAAAATCAGGAAAGTCGTTTGGAAGTTCCGGCACATCGTAAAAACCTAAAATGTGGTTAAATCTGCACTCCGAAGCATCCCGGCCCGTTTCCCGGCCTTTGGCAATGAAATTATCCGCATAGCCTTTTTCGTATGGCGTACCGTCTTCGCGGCTCATTACCTGCACATATTCGGGCCGGTATGGCAGGATGATTGTCGTCGCGTCCTGCGTAAAGTTTTTCGCGTCGGCTATGTCGTACATCCCGGCGCGTTTATCAGGCCTGTTCATTACTTCCTGCTTTACCTGTGCAAGTACCATGATCGGAATATTCAGTTCCAGTGAAAGCGCCCGAAAACCTGCGGATATGCGGGCAAGTATTTCATGTCGAGCACCACGTATAGATGGAATGTCCATCAATTGCGCATAATCCACTACTGCCAGTTGTATGCCCCGTTCATACCTTTCTTCCCGAATACACCCGGCAACATCCGAAAAAGAGTTTCCGGGGTTTATCGACCTGATTGGCAGTGATTTAATCATCTCCCAATCGGCCCGTATTTTTTCCAGTTCATCGGGCCTGTAATGCGAAAAGTCGCGTCTGAAAGCCTGCCCCGAATACATTTGCCATAGGCGCTTTTGAACGTTCTTTGGCGAATTTTCAAGGTTGATGTACGTCGATGGTATTCCACTGAGTGCGCAATAAAGGATCTGGTTCAGCGCGTGGTACGACTTTCCGCCGCCGGAAAGCATCGCAAGTATGATGTAGTCGGACGGCTCGTAATACGGAATTTTGTTGCGCATCGACTTTAAAAACGGCTTCACCGGATAGTCGAAGGAAAGACCTTCGATAGCCGCAAAAAGTTCAGATTCAAATTCAGGCTTTCCATCCGACGCTTTTACAAAAGCGCTTATACCCCTTTCACGCCGCATTGATTCTGCCCGGTTCAGCATTTCCATGGCAGAATGCCCATCCAAAAGCCAGTTGACCTGGTGCAGCATGATCTGCGTTTCAGAATAGCGACCGTACGCATCGTAAAAGTACGTGTATGCGGTAACTACATCCATTTCGGCGTGCTCCATGGCGTAGCCGTGAAAAACACCGATCTCACCGGGGCTTAGACTTGTGGCGATGGTAGCCGCGCTGTATGCCCCGTTCCGTTCAAACTGCGATGCGCATTCCAGGATGATGTCATGCCACTGCTTATTTGCCGGGTCGAGCATTTCGGGCCGAATCCTATCCTGAATACGGTGGAAGTTGAACGGTTCGCCAAGCATTCGTTTGGCAAGTAATTCGACCGCCGTTGTGTACTGCTGAAAAAGCGTTTGCGTTGCGTCTGGATTCATACCGTCATTTCTTCGAGGTGCTCAACTGCTGCTGCGTTCGTTGTTTCGGTGTCGGTATCTTCAAATTCCATGTCGGTCGCGTCTTGGACGGGGGCGAATCCGCTATGGTGAAAGTAGTTTATGTAAATTCCAGCGTTGTGCTTTTCAAAGCATACGTCTTCATCCTGAACATCATCAACTGTCAAAACATCGCCTTTTTTGGGGGCGGAATATTTGTCAGGATGTTTGCAGAATGACCTTTTCCATGAATCTGCAATACAAACCACGCGGTCACCGGGTTTAAACGGATTTAAAGTGCTGCTCATAAACCTTTATTTTTTAGATATTTTAAGACTTTGTTTTTTGCTTGGTCAGTCAGGCCGGTGCGGAAGTCGCCAATGATACTGGCGATGTATTCCAGTTCGGCCTGCGATCTTTCCAGTTCTATTTTCCAGGCTCTTTGCTGCTGATACCTGACTGTTGTCAAATATGCCATTGCCTTTCGGAACTGCGCATGGAATTTCGGGTCGTACATCTGCATCATTTTTGGCGAAGCATCCAAAAAGGCTTGCGATACTTCCGGCATCATGGTCAGGCGTTCGATGTCCTGCTTTGAAAGTTCGGAGCCTGACACGTCATACTGAAAGTTGTCGGTATGATCTCGCAGGGCTTCGAGTTTGAAAACCCATACGGCGCTCATTTTCGGATTACAAGCCCGGCCATTTCAGACATAGGTTGCGCATAGGGTTTTGGGAATGGAGCCGGGGCATTTGGTTTTTCCAGCGGGAAAAATCCCTTCCATCCGTTCGCCCGGCTTTCAGCGGCTATTTCTGCTGCTATTTCAGCATTACCGCCCGAAAAGGTGTATAATTTTCGGATGATACGCGCCGCGCTGTCGGCAGCATCGTATTCAAACTTGAATTTCTTCTTTTTGTATTCCAGCCACTTCGGCCAGGTTTCGTTTTTCAGTATTTCGGCAAAGAACACCTGCTCTTTGCCGGAAAGCAGCCGCGCAACGTCCTTATCATCGAAAGCCTTTTCTTTTTTAGGGGAGCGGGGGGCGGCGGAACTGGGGGTGAGGGGTGTTTTTTCTTTTTCTTCTACGGTGCTGTTTCCACTTTGGGCGGAAGCGGGCGCAAAATCCGAAAACTCGTTTTCGTTTTCTTTTTTTATAGAATTGGTTATATGATTATTGGTATTATAGTGCCTCGGATTTCCATCCGGTCTTTGTTCGGATTTAAATCCGGTCATATCCGGATGGAAATCCGGTCTTACGTCGGTTTGTTCGGATTGAAATCCGGTCTTGCGCTTGAATTTCAGCAGGTCGTAATTCCTTCCCCATGAAAACCACACCTCCCGGATTCTCTTATTTTCCTCATAAAGGTTTATCAATCCTACCTGGTTGAGTTTTTTAAACCGTCTGTAAACCGAATCCTTGTTCTTAAGGCCGCAAAGCGGCATTTCGTCAATTACTTTTTCGTACGGAACATTGAAGAATATGCTTCCATCCACTACCCTTTTTTTACAGGCCGGTGAATTGGTGTAATCCGAAAGCATGTCAAAGATGGCGGCATCCACCAAATCCATATCAAGACCGGATTCGATGATGGCGACCTGGTTGATAGTTACAGTAAATTTCATGTGCTGAACCAAATAAAAATGCCCTAACATTTGGTCGGGCGGCAGAGGGTAGTTTGCCTACAAGCGAGGACAATAAACTCGCTTACCCGCCCAAATGAAGGGCATCTTCTTAAAAATTTCTTTATTGTCCTTACGTCGGCTACCACCCCGACGGCCCCTTAAGGCAAGGCAAAGATAAAGCCTGTTTACATAAAATGCAAGCAGGCTCTATCCTGTATTTTTACTCTCCTTCATTTTGATCCGGAGCCGGAACAATTTCATCGTCAATCAAACGGTATTTTACGCCGGGCATGTAGTTCACCCCGTCTACGAGCGCCATTTTTCGCTTCCACTCATACCCTTTTTCGCTGGACCATTCTTGCCAGCGGAACATGAGCAGCGCGCCGTAGCCGCCCGTGACGGTCGCGCGGTAGCCGCCCGTGACGGTCGCGCGGTCGCCGCCCGTGACGGTCGCGCCGTCGCCGCCCGTGACGGTCGCGCGGTCGCCGCCCGTGACGGTCGCGCCGTAGCCGCCCGTGACGGTCGCGCGGTAGCCGCCCGTGACGGTCGCGCGGTCGCCGCCCGTGACGGTCGCGCCGTCGCCGCCCGTGACGGTCGCGCCGTCGCCGCCCGTGACGGTCGCGCCGTCGCCGCCCGTGACGGTCGCGCGGTCGCCGCCCGTGACGGTCGCGCGGTAGCCGCCCGTGACGGTCGCGCCGTCGCCGCCCGTGACGGTCGCGCGGTCGCCGCCCGTGACGGTCGCGCCGTAGCCGCCCGTGACGGTCGCGCGGTTGCCGCCCGTGACGGTCGCGCGGTCGCCGCCCGTGACGGTCGCGCCGTCGCCGCCCGTGACGGTCGCGCCGTAGCCGCCCGTGACGGTCGCGCCGTCGCCGCCCGTGACGGTCGCGCCGTCGCCGCCCGTGACGGTCGCGCGGTTGCCGCCCGTGACGGTCGCGCCGTAGCCGCCCGTGACGGTCGCGCCGTAGCCGCCCGTGACGGTCGCGCCGTCGCCGCCCGTGACGGTCGCGCGGTTGCCGCCCGTGACGGTCGCGCCGTCGCCGCCCGTGACGGTCGCGCCGTCGCCGCCCGTGACGGTCGCGCGGTCGCCGCCCGTGACGGTCGCGCCGTCGCCGCCCGTGACGGTCGCGCGGTCGCCGCCCGTGACGGTCGCGCCGTCGCCGCCCGTGACGGTCGCGCGGTTGCCGCCGCTAACAGTTGAGAACATGATAGGAGTTCCACCCGGCGCAAAATTTTGCAAAATTTTAACGGAAGTTTCGCGGTCGCCCAGATACAGAATTTCACAGGTCGGGAATTTTACCTTGTCTTCCAGGTCGATGATTGTTGACTCTTCAACCGAAAGAATAAGCCATTTTGCATCATCGTCTTTTACGCGAAGATTGCTGTCGCCCACACCCCATTTCCAGCCGTGCAGACCATTTCCGCATTCGCGGACCGCTCTCCAGTCTGGAGCCGACACGGTGCCGGATTCAGGCCACTTAAATCCGCCGCTTACATGATTCCTCGCAGCAACCATGTCGGCTGGAAGAGATTTGAGTACAAGTACGTGACCGTCTTCCGGTTTGTAGAGATCGAAATTGATGTCCATGTTGAAATATAAATTTTTGAGTTTAAAAATGCGTTTTTCAGTAGTGCTCAGTGCATGTTTGCGTTAATCCACTTTTTTACGTCTGGTAGTACGCGCATAAAATTGGCGCGCCAAAAAATGTTCTTTTCAAATTGAGCATCAGCGCTAACTTCCGCCCATTTAATGCGCTGTTCATCGCTGAAAATAGCCGCTTGCAAGCGTTGGTCGATCAGCGCAACGGTGTTTTCCCAGCGCTCTTTTGTGGGTGTTTCCTGCGCCAAGTCCCATGCTTCTTTCCAGCCTGTTTCCATTTGCCGGGTCGTTACTATTTCGCGGATGAAGGTCAGGAAGTCGCTTTTATATTTCAGCAGTTGACCGACAAATTCCCGGCGTACTTTGGTCTGATACGCTTCCGTATTTCCGGTGTACTGCGATTTTCCGAAGTCTTCAAAGTCGCTTATAAGATCAGGCAGGCCGATGTGTTTATCGAAAGTTTTTACGGCAACCTGTATTTCGTCAAGCGGCCAATTCTGATCCTCGTTCATTTGTTCGAGTGACTTGAAAATCTTGTTGAATAGTGCCAGTTCATTGCCGGGCGTGTCCTGCTGAATTATGAAGTTCATGTAGACATAATTCACATTGTTCACCACAACTACCGGCAACTTTCCGGCAATTTCGAGTGCGGCGTAGTTGATCTGCGCCTGTATACGAATCCATTCGCGATTCTCGATAAGCCCCATGTTGTACTGCTTTCTTCCCTGGTTCCATCGGGCTTGAAGCAGGATCGTATCCGGGTAAAACTTTGCGAGATGGGATAAAGCCTCTTCCGTTTGGCCGGTCGCAATTAGATGCTTAATGTTAGTCATAATGATAAGGAGATGTTGGTGATAAGTTGTTGTTTGCTCTGTTTGGCGTTACAAAATTAACGCTTGTTTTTGATACCGCAACTATTTTTCAATATTTTTTTCAAAAAAAAGGAGCGAGCCAAAAAGCCCGCCCCGGTGTCAAACCAAAAAAACAACAATTTCGTCACTCATTCAGGTGGTAAAACACCTCCCGTCGATAGCGGCCAGGCGCAAACTTTTCAAACATCCTGTCAAGCCTCAGCGCCCCGGCCTTCCCGTTTTTTGCAGCATTGCGCGCCTTATATATACACTGCTTTTCGTATCGGCTTACCGACTTCCATTCCGGCTGTGTTTTCATCCAAGATAAGAAGTCTTCGAGTGCTTCCGCCTGTGTTAGTTTTTTATTCATGCGGCAAATGTATATTGTATGAAAAATATTTGCAAACTTTTTTTGTATGTCAAATTTTTGTATCATACATTTGCCGGACAAAAGGACAAAGGACAATGCAATACTTAGGACAAACAATCGCTGAAATATGCGAAGCGACCGGACAGAAAACGGATACCGTGCAAAAGCGCTTCCGGCGAAAAATGCCCGGAAGGACATTCAGTCAGGACATGCGACCGGATGCGGTGGAGTTGGAAATCCTGTTTCCTACGGACAGAAAAAGACGCAGCGCGCCTATGCTTCCCGTCTATTCGCCTTCGCCCGTGGTGAAAAGAAGGCAGCCCGTTTCTACGCCGAATCCCTCTGAAAAGGGCGCGGATAGCAAATCGAAAGAGCAGGTGAGCCTCAGCGATGATTTTGCATTTTGGCTTAAGTGCATCATTTACGGGCATAGCGCACTTGTTGCATGGGATTTGTGGGCGCTGTACAAAGAGCCTGGAATCATTGCGGCGCTCATTGCGGTTATGTTCAAACATGCTGCCGTAAAACTCGCACAAAGCGGTTTGAATAGAAGCAGCCTGAATGCCCTTATCGCCTGCTTTGTGATCGACGCACTGTGCGGATGGATTCACTACCTGGCCTTCCGCTTGAGCATCGACCGGCTGGAAAGCCTTTCAGAAAACGTGGCACTCTGGACTTCCGCCGTATTGGCAGGTTTTGTAGTGTCTGCCTCTTTTTATTCACTTTTCCTCATAAGGGATGCAAAACCGGATCCGGCATAATGGAAAGAATCACAATCAGACGGAAGGGTAGTGGTAGTGCAGCAGTTTTAGGCAGCACTGCACCGGCTTTGATGGGCGTAAAGGGGCGCGCTTCTGATAGTGGTATGCAGTGGGGCGATTGGAGCGTTAAGCCGCCGCCGGACGGCCTGACAAAGGAAGAGATGGAAGCGCTGCGCGCAAAGCACAACACGCCAACTCCGAACACCATACGCGCCCTTGACGTGAAAGCGCTGATACTGGAGGGTATGAAATGCGGGCAAATATCCCGCACCCTTCGGGCCAAATACGGGGAAAGAATGATACGTGCAGACCACGCTGCCCTCTCCCCTATCGTGCGCGGCAAAAAATAGAGTGAAAAGCGGTGCAATTTTTCTTTTGCACCGATAAACGATTAAAAATCAATAATCTATACAATATGAAGCAAGGTAAAAAAGTGCAGTTTTTTTATGAGTTGCACCGCAACCCGCCCGGTTTGGTAGGTCGGTTCCCCGATGGAACTACCTACCGCAGTCTTTTGGATGGACGTACATATTGGCTGCTCAATGGCCAGTATGAAGTGCCGGTTCCGGGCTGCCCGTTTCCGGGGCAACTCTTCGCGGCGAACGTTTTCGCATTTCTTTTCAAAAACAGGCGTATGGTAATCAACTCCATGTTTTTTATCGCCGCCCTGGTCGTTATGCAGTTCTTTATCTGGCAGTTGCCGGGCGATGCGCTAGATGAAGCGAAGTTGAGTTTCATTTCGCTGATCTCGTTCGCCCTCAACGGCGTACTGCTGCTTGCGGGGTGCATACTGACGTTAACGCTGCTAATCTGGAATTTCGGCAAGGGCGTTACTTTTCCTTCGAAAGAGGATGAAGCGGTTTTGTCTCTCACAGACGGACAAATAAGCATATCGCCTGACGTGCTTGTAATGTCCGGTTCTGAAAATGAAAATCCGTCTGACATGGCGGACAGGATCGAACTTGCGCGGGCTGTGCAGAAAAACGGACAGTGGATCGTTATCCTTACTTTTCGCCACAAAGACGGACTGATTATTTTTACGTCGGACAATTCGGATGACGTGGAATTTGACGGCTACCGCTTCCAGCGCACCGACTGGGGCGAAGCACACCAAGCCGCAAACTGCAAGCATTACCCCTCTGAAACGTGGGCGCAATACACGGCTTATTGCCGGAAGTTTGCAGCCGATTTTTCGGAGTGGAGCGCGGAGGAAAAGCCGCGCCATATCGACCCGGTAACAGCGCTCACTCAGCGCCTCCGGGCTGCTGCTGTAAAGATGATCGTTCTACTGCTGATCTGCGTTTCGGGTGCGCTGTCTGCCCAAAAAAGCGCACAGGTATCGAACTACTTGGGGCAGTACAGGTACGACAACGTAAAGCCCGCCGGTGAAGTGAAATTCATCTTCGAAAAGGTGATTTTGAAACGCGGCGGCAAGGGAGATAAGACCTACAAGCAACTCCTGCGTGATGGCATTTCCTATACCGACGCGGATAATGCTGGCAGGCTTGTCGGCATTACCGTATCCGGTCAGGTGATCGAAGCGGAATCTGCCGGCGCGGTGGTTATGCCCAAAAAGCAAGGCCGCATGGTTTCCAGTATTGCAACCAGTGAAACACGGCCTATACCGGATGCGCTTTCAATTCCTGACAGCGTGGCCATGGAGCAAAAGTTAGAAGGCGTGAAAACGCAGGTGGATAAATGGAGGTCGGAAGTATGGAAATCTATCCGTCCGGTGTGGGCCTTTGTGATGTGGTTTTTTACATCGATACTTGCACCAGTGCTCGTTTTGCTGGGCGGTTGGATGCGCTACATCGCAAAGAGCGCTGCGGGCGAGGGCGCCGTCAATTCATGGGGCGGTTCCATCTTCGGGCCTTTCATGGTATGGGTACATCAAAATTTCAGCGCGTCCCTTATGGTCATCGTGTGGACGGCTGCGACAATCCTGCTTTTCGATTCATTCCTTTGGCTTGTATGGTGGGGTTTCAGTCTATGGTCTATAATCCCGGTTTGGCTTTTGGAACTGTGGATTGCACAGGCGCTTACCAACTGGATTGTGCCGAATGTACGCGTTATCTCAAATGGGAATCAGGCGGCAAACCGATTTCCCCAAATTGGCGGGTAAACCTTTTTTTAAACAACACAAAATCCATACAAGATGTACATACTTACCATTTACAATGACGGGAAAAGGTATTACTCCGCTCCGCTGCAAGAAATGCCGCCCACTACCGATGAAACAACTATCTCATCACCGGAGATTCAAACAAATGCCACTGTTTACGATGATGGTAACAGGATTGATTCCATCGTACAAAAGGTCACGGAACAGGAGTTCGGCATGTATGTCAAAAGCCCCGGAACGTTCACAACAGAAAGAATATTTTAAACCGAAAAAATGAAACTACGCCTTAAATCCGTATACGTCATGTGGTCGCTCGACTTTCCATGGCGGGCGAAGATCGGCATTTCGCACGATCCAAAAATCAGGCGTAACAGCATACAGACAAGTATCCGGCAAGTGTTGCGGCGGGATGTGGATGTCAATATACTCATCCAAATCCCGCTGCTTCACGCCCGGATGATCGAAGGGGGGCTGCATAATGCCCTTCGGCGACTGGAATGCAAAAGCATGACCGGAAGCGGGTACACAGAATGGTTTTGGTTTTTCAACCCCGTTACCTTCATCTTCGCCTGGCTGTTTTTTTACGCCTACGGTTTTGAAAATCATTCGGGATGGTGCGCGTTCTTTTTGCTTGCGCCTGTCCCGCTGGATTTCGTTATATTCGCATTGATCCTGGCGCTGGTTCAGTACGCTTTTGTGGGCGCTGTTCTGTACGGGATTGCATGGTTTTTCCTCACCTAAACTTTCAATAAAAAAAGCACATCGGAAACAAATTACGCGCCGCTCGAACGAAGGCAGGATTTACGCAGACAAAGGCTGCCGAATTGATAGGAATCAACCGCGCAACGGTGGTAAATATTGAAAACTGGCGCCAACGGCTGGCTTGACGACGTAGCCGCCGTTTAGCCTTGCGGGTTGGGTTCGGCGGCTATGTGCGGCAAGCCTTTGTTATCAGATTTTTATTTATCTCTTTGATTTTCAAAGATTTGCGTTTCGCCTCAAAAACAATTTGATTATTTGTCAAAAATAATTGCCAAAAAACTTGACAAATAGTCAATCTTGCCTTATCTTTGTATCATCAAACAGCAAGGCAATAACGCAAGGCTGAAAATTTAAAATCTGGAACGATGGAATTGTCATCAAACTTGAAAGGAAAATCTCAAAATGAGATAATTGAAATGGCGCAAAATATTGCTGCTGAAACTTTCATAAAAAACGGCAACAAGGCTGTTTCATTCACTGACAACAATGAACTTCGGTGCCTTGTTGGTGGCCGGTATCAGTCTTACAAAGAGTTGTCTAAATTGGTTATTTCGATTTACAACGAAACACAATGCTCTTTAATATTGAACAATCTATGACCAATACCGAACTGAAACATAAATTTGAAGTCACGGGCAAGTCGGCCCGTGACTTTATCAGGTGGGCGCATGAAAAAGGCGTGAAAGTTCACGATGCTACTATTTCGCGGCACCTCGCGGGAACGCAGGGAATTACACAGGCTTGGGAACTTGCTTATTTGTGGTTTTTTTCTGGTTTCTGATAACTGATGCACTGCCGACGTAGCCGCGCTTAGTCGGTCTATGAAAGGCAGTGCAGGGTTATGCCAACACCTTTTAATTTTCAACAAAAAATTAACCATCGTAAACCTGCTTTCGTTTTCGCTGCTCTACGATATAGAGCCAAAAAAATTGCTTCCAAAACTGAAAGACTTTAAAAAATGAAATCACTATCTGACCTGCTTCAAATCCTGCTTTCCCTTCCCGGATGGGTTGGATACGTGGCCTGTTTCATAATGGTAGCGTTTTTTTTACAGGCCGTCCGGATCCTGCGTTTCGCATGGTCCGGGCTGGCCTTTTTGCTTTCCTTCCTCCGAAATGTAGCCGTGAAGCCTTCGCCCGGCTGGATTCTATGGGTGGCCTTATTGGCGATCCCGCTGTGGGCATTTCGGCAAAGCACATCGGACGGCCTGCAATGGGTTGAGCAGCGGTATCTGAACCCGCTTTTTTTTACGCCGGATACTTCCAATCACATGCTGGCGATTTATGAAATGGAAATGGCGCTGTACTGCGATCCTTATGAATGCGAGATCATCCGCACTCGAACACGGCAGATTGCTGAAAAGGTAGGAAGTACGCCGCTGGGCATTTATGAGGTCGCTTTTTCTGAATGCGGCATGAATCCTTTTATCGTTCGAACGGATGGTGTTGCCGCCGGCTGGATACAGTTCACACGCGCCGGACTGATCGGCACGGGCTTCACGCTGGAACAGGTCAAAGAAGCCTGCCGACAGCGCAATACGGCGCTCATCATGGATTTGACAGAGGCTTACCTGGTGAATAAAAGCAAGGGCAAGCCGATGCCCAGATCGTGCGACGTTTACACCTGCGTATTTGCCCCCGGATACCTTGGCTTTGGTGACGACCAAACGCTTTACGGCATATCGGACGGCGCTGCGTACTACCTGAATGCCGGATTAGATGGCTACTATTTGCAGCAGGTAGGCGATCAGCAGATCATCATGCACTCCCGAAAGGCTGCCGATGGGCGCATCACGATCAACGATCTGGCGCTGGCGCTGGCAGCCAAAAAAGCGGCACTGGCAAAGAAGTACAAAAAAGGCCCGACACTCGAAAGCATCGGGCCTGAATTTTAAATTATGCACGCCCGTCTCGAATCATAGTTCGAACCAGTGTTTATCCTCACTTCATGGATTCTGCGACAGTTGCTTGTCCGTTCTTTCCATACGGGCGCGCATGACTACGGCTGCGTCATCCCCCCGGCCATTTCCAGCCTCTTTTCCTGTTTCAGATTCGATACATGCTGCTGCATGGATTGCAGTACATCCTTTGCGCTTTCATACAGGAAATGAGCGGCCTTGTATTCCGCGTCTGCCTGCTGTTCTTTTTGCAGTTCCATTTCCACGAATACAAGCGCCGCTGCCCCGGCTGCCGTTCCGCTCTCACCTGTTTTTATGAGCCGGTTCTTTTCCTTTTCGAATGTCGATCGCCGAACAAATTCGGTTCGGTTCTTTTCCTTGTAGTACGATCCAACTTCACCGGCGTACATAAAAATCAGCGTTGCCAGGCGGCGTACACCTTTTTGCAGGCGCTCGATGTCATTGAAGTCTTCTTTGACTTTGTAGTAAAAATCAACAATATCGACAATCTGATCCAGTACGCTTTTTTCGTTCTCTTTGTGTTCCATCGCATTACAGTCTTAAGTATGAGCAATAAGGGCAGGCGTACGTTTGAAGGCCGATACAAATCCAGCCGTCAACGCACTGAGCGCAGTTTATTTTGGTGGTGTTGAACGTAAAATGTTTATGTTTCATCTTTGATATTATGAAAGCGGGCAGCCTATTTGACTGCCCGCATAGGTGATTGGATAGGTTAGAACGGCAGCGGGTCAGAATCTTCCGACAGTTCCGGTTCCTGCCTTGGCGGCGGTGCCGACTGCGGCGACGTGTAGCCCGGCATCGTGTTTGCCGCATCCGACGGGAGTATATTGGTGTTTGTGCTTCCGCTGGCATGTGACGAAACAGGGTCTTTTTGCAGACGCGGGATGACAAGCGCCTGTACCTGCTGCCAGAGCCACGCGGCCACCGGGCTAAAGTCATACTCTACCTTTCCTTTCCACTCCCGCGTGTCAGCAGGCGGGATGCCTTCAAGGCGCGGATTAGCGTGCATGGTTGCCGTTTCGGTTTTGGTTGCCGATAGTTTGGTATCTACGCCGCACATGGCAGAAAGGCCGATGCTCCACTTTCCAGTGTGCTGATCTTTCATCGCGTATGGAGAAAGGCGAAGTGTGAGCGCAGGGTCGAAGCGAGGATCGAGCAGGCGCTTCATGATGTCCATGGAGTAGCGACCGTCAAAATCTCCGGTTTCAATCAGGTAATCATCCGCACCGTCCTGCATGTCCAGTATAAGCCAGTCTACCGGCTTGTTTTCGATGGTTTTGGTTTCTACGCGAATCCCGGTCAGTTTTCCTCCGATAGCGCGGTACAGTTCATAATGCCGGTCGGTGCCGTCTTTGGCCCGGCGCGTTTCAAACTTCCGCTTTCCGGCATTTTGCGGTAGTTCACGAATCCATTCGAAAAAGTGGGGGACGCCTTCTTTATTTACCATCCCATTTTCGCGGCTGATCGAAAATTTGCGCCCGGAAGCGCCGCCGCCTGTGTCAGTGTAGGTTGCCATTGTTGTTGAAAAAATTTAAAATGTTGAAGTGTAGTTTAAAAATTAGTTTTCACGATAAAGCGCGTCGAAATTCGCCGCTTCATTTTCCGCCTGTTCTCTTTCGTAATCCTCCATTTTTCTGCGTGTATATTCATCATACCCCATTACGCGCATGGCATCTGCCGGGTTTGCGCCATATGGTGTTTCCCCTAAAAATACCGTAAATTCCTTTTCCGGCATAGTCAGCACCCGGCGAAGGGTGCCGATGGTCACGAACAAATTAAACTGATCGTCAAGCCGTTTATCGGCTATCTCGGCAGTCTGATTTTTGATCTTGTAGTTCGGCGTAGTTCTCCAATCCGTCGGTGCGAGGTTGTATACCTGTTCAACTGTGAGGTGAGAGCCGAACACATTTTGAAACATGGCGCGCTCTCCGCATAGTTGCAGGATGTGGCTTTCAAAAAAGCCCTTTTTTCCGCTTTTCAAATTGATAATTGCGTAGTGTCGGCCTCTTTTTCCCGGCTCTGTCTTTTCCGTGTACTTCTTATCGTTCATTTCAACTACCAGATCGATCAGCGTTGCCACCCCGCTATCCAGCCAGACGGGCAGTTCCACGGCCAAAACCTTTACTTCGTAATCATACAGGAATTGCAGCATCGAAGCAAAGTCTTTAGTCAATTCTTGGTGTGCCGCACTGATCGTATCGGGCTGCATACCCATGCCAGACAGGTAACTAAATGCCCATGCGTCAAACTCTGCCCAGTTCACCTTCCGGTTCCTGCAAAAGTCTGCCACGGCTACGTGTAGCGCCGTTCCGTAGTCAGCGGTTGCCTGCACAAACTCTTCCACCTTTTCCACACTTCCCATGTCGGCTGTGAGTTTTTCCCGCCAGTTCTGCAAAAAGCGATTGGCCGGCATTACAGCATCCAAAAAGGTGGTCAAGCTTTTGTAGGTGTTTCCATTTTCCCGGCGGTAATGCCGCCCGGCTCCGATCTCTACGCGGTAGATTTTTTCACCACGCAGCGTAAAGGCATTTTGGAATCCCTCTTCTATGTAGAGCGGTTGCAGTGGTTCAATTGGCTGTTTCATTCTGATCGCTTGAATTGTCATCAATCGCCAGTTCCATCAACCGAACGGCGACGGAAATCAGGCTTATTTCGTTTCCTGTTGTGATCTTAAACTCTCCGTTTTTGGCCCGTTCCTTCAAAGAACGGATCGAATCGTCTGTTAAGATAGGGAATTTTATCCGGGAAGCGACCGCTCCTCGCGGCTTTTTTACCTCCGAAAATTCTACTTTTTCACCCGCTTCTACTTTTGCAAGGCCCAAAAGTACCAGGTGCAGGTAGATGTCGGGAAGCGATGGAACGTTGCTGCGACCTACGCCCGCCCCGTCCATATCTTCCCGGAATGCTTCCTGCATTTCCTTGGCATGTTTGCGCACATGGCCGGGGATTTGATGCGCCCGCATCACCGAATTTTCGGCTGTCAGGTGCTTTTGTTTTAAATCTTCATTCATCGTACTTGTTCGTAAATTTTGGTTATGAATTGGCCGGTTTGTCGGAATACACCTTCCGCATCTTCCGGCCTTGCTTGCGTTATGATGTCACGCCATGCCGCTACCCTGTTGAGTACGTCGGGTAGAGTAGTGGCGCCCGTTCCTTTCTGTCTCCACATTTCCAGCACTTCGAGCGCATCCTGCTTTGTTGCCGGTATGCCGTAATACTGGCAGCACTTGAATGCCAGAAAGCGAAGATCGGCCATACTGTTTCGCAGTTTGGCGCGCTCGTTTTTAAAGTGCCTGAAAGCGGAGGTTTCGTAATTCATTACAGTACAAGTTTACCTGCCAGTTCTGCCATATCCTTTTCCCGTTTTGTTCCGGCATACGCAACGTCACGCGCTTTGGAACGAAACAGGGCAAGCAGAAAATGCGATTCGCGGTTGAATCCGCTTTCCGTCGGAACGGGAAGTTTTTCCCAGTGATCGGAGCCGCCGAAAGGCGTGTACACCCTCGCTTCAATCGAAGTTATTTGCACGTCTTCGCTTTCATCTTCAGCGACATTTGCGGTCACTGAAAATTCGGCTGTCAGGCCAAAGTCCGGATGCAGCGTGTCGAGGTCTTGTTTGCAGTTGAATGATACTTGCATGATAGGTAGTTTAAAAATGCCAAACCACTTCCCCGGCATTAAGCCAGGGAAATGATCTTATCTGTGAAAGTGGAAATGATGACGTTCGTTTCGCCGGTGGCGTACTTTACCAGATCGGCAAAGATGATCTGATTTGCAACTGCCTTGCTTTCGCCGCCGCGTGGAGCCTGAAACTTTGTCCACTCTCTCGATACGACGCGGGTAGTGAGGCTGTTGTCTTTTTTGCGGAAGGTTACAACCTGAATGTTTGTAGTCGCTGAAAGTTTCCATGCCGTACGCATCGCATCGGAGCGAGTGGTGGAGGATGCTTTCATGATCTGAGCGGCGAGGATGTTTACTTTGCTGATACGTTTCATTGTTGCTTTGCTTTTTATGACGTTACAAAATTAACGCTTACCAATGAAATAACAAAATGAACGTGTGTTTATTTTGCAAAAAAAATGCGGGCCGACATTGCTGCCGACCCGCGATCCCCAAAAAACCAAATGAAAACATTTTTAAACTGTGACAAAGATAATCAGGAAAGCGCATCAAACAAAGTCGGGATGTTCATCTTCAAATCATTCTGCTTCAAATAAAAGCATCCGTCCCTCCAATAATCCGCGTTCAGTTCCGTACCCATGCCGAACCTGTCCATTTTGGCGGCTGTAAGCGGCACTGTGGCAATACCTCCGAAAGGATCGAATACAACATCGCCGGGGTTGGAAAATCTTTCAATGCAGCGCTCTACAAGGTCAATCTGCAATGGGCATACGTGCTGCTCTTTCTTTTGCAGCGCCTGCGACATGTTGAGGGTGCGCATCCGGATAATATCATCCCATATCCATTCTTTATGCGCCTCCGTAATTGGCGGCGTCATAAGCGCGAATTTCTTTGGCAGTTTCCCTTTTTCACTGAGCGCATCGGCCAGGGCTACGTGCTCTTTATAGTCGTAACCGTGCTTTTGGCAGAATTTCGCATACTCTTTTTTGATGCGACCTAAACCTGTTTCGCTGCTGGCCATCTTTACCAGGCTTTCAATGTCCAGGTATCGATTGCCGGAACTTCTCCACGTTGCATCCGCGTCGATTTGCCATTTGCCCAGTGTAACGTCGTATAGTGGGCGCCCTTCGCTGTCGTGACCTACCACGGTCTTTTTTACAGGATCATCGGCGTAGGCTTTTCCGGTATTGGTCTGCGGTTTGCGGAAACAAAGCACAAATTCCGGTGAACCGAATCCCATCTTCGTTCCATCCTTTCCCATTTCTCCATATGTGAGCCTGTACGTCTGATTGTTTTCCGCAACCACGTCCGTCGGAACAACTGCCATACCCATGTATTCAAACCCGTGCTGCATGAAAGCGAACAAGGTTTTTGCATGGAAGGGATTGACGGTTGAAAAACCGAGGCCGGTCGTAGAACCATAGAAAATCCGGTCTTTGACGTGGATACACGCAATCCTGCCGGGCTGTAATACCTTCAGCAGATTTGGTATCAGGTAGTCCATCTGAGCAAAGAAGTGGTTGTCGTCATCCGTATGCCCAAAGTCGAGATATGACGGCGTGTATTCGTAATGGTTGGAAAACGGGATGGAAGTAACAACAAGACCGACGCTGTTTTCCGCCATTGTTTCAGTCTCGAAAACGCAGTCGTTGTTGATGTACTTCCAGTTCTTACCCGTCATTTCCTGCCGTGTGATAACGGAAGAGCGTTGCAGCGCCGCGATCATGTTCAACTGATTCAGGCCATGTTCGGATACGACCGCGCGCATATTTTGTTGCAGTTCATCATGCTGCGCCCACTTTTTGCGCAGTTCCTGAACAATAGAACGCTCTATTTCAGTGTAGATAATATGCACCTCAACTGATTCGGGCTGCAAAAAACGGTAGGTTCTGTGAATCGACTGGATAAAGTCGTTGAAGTCGTAATTGATGCCCAAAAAGATGTTTTGGTAGCAAAATCGCTGAAAGTTGCAGCCTGATCCGGATAATTCCGGCTTCGTGTTGAGCATCTTTATTTTTCCCTCGCTGAAATCCATTACCCTGTTTTCTCGCTCTTCCAAATCCAACTGCCCGTACACGCTCAAAGATTCGGGGAATGCCTTTTCAATCGCCGCGCGTTCTCCCTCCAGGTGGTGCCACATCAACCAGTTGTTATCAGCGCCGTACTGCGAAACAATATCTTTGGCTTTTGCAAGGCGCTCTGTGATAGTTTCCCGCTTCTCTTTTGCCCCGGCAATAATGCCCATCGCTTCGTGCTGCAAAAGAAAGCGCTGACCGCTGTCGTCTGCTTTATCCCATGCTTTTGTGTGGTCTGCCGGGATTTCATGCCAGAATACTTTTAACTCCGGCAGGTCGTAGCCTTCGTCTGAGTATCCAAGGTCGGACGGCTTGTAGATCATTACCGCCCAACTGCACACCCAAAGCCAAAATTCCCGCTCTTTGTGCGGGTGAATTTTCAGGTTTCCGGCCTTTTGGCTGTCCCGTTTAAAGAACCGTGTAAGTGCCTGACCACGATCCATCACACCAAGGAAGTGCGCATAGTTGATGAGTTCCAAAAATCTGTTTGGCGAAGGAGTTGCCGTGTAGACGAACTTGTATTTGATCTTCGTGAACACGGTCATAAATACTTCGAACGTATCCGATCCGGTAGAGCGAAGGGTAGACGCTTCATCCAAAGAAACGACGGTGAAATAGTTCGGGTCGATATCGCCGCTGCGGATGCGCTCGTAATTGGTAATGATGTAATCGCTTTGGCAGGCTTCGACTTCCTCCATGGTTTTGCAGTACACGATGTCAACGCCCATCGCCGGGCCGTCCTTTTTCGTAAATTCCTGCCGTACGCCAAGCGGCGCAATAAACAGCGCCTTTCCACCTTCACGCCGGATGATTTGCCGGTTGGTTTCAATGTTGATGCGCGTTTTACCAAGGCCGAATGAGGCGAATACAGCCCTTGCCCCCCCCTTTATATTCCAGAGGATGATGTCTTTTTGGTGTGGGAACAAAAACGGGTCGAGATCATCCGCGCCGATGTCGAAGCCGTTGAAGGGCGCCTTCACGACTTTGTTGCTGATAAGTTCCGTATAACTCATATTGAAATACTGCTAAAATTAGGTGTGTAAAAAAGGATAAGGGGCGCATACGGCCCTTACTTTGATTTTAACCGTTAAGATCGTCTTTGTCCACGATGTCCCAGCATTTGCCAGTAGTTGCAAAATAATCACTGCCTTGGATGACGCCGCCGCCATTTTCCTTTGCATCTTTGAAAGCCTGCTGCCGGAATTGTTCAGTCACTTTTTCAATCGTGCTTTCTTTTTGTGACTGTCCGACAACCTGAACGGAGCCTTCTGTTTTGTCGGTAACGACGAATACTTTTAGTTTTGACATTGTAGAGAAAATTTAGGTTAAAAGTTGCTTGCTTGTTTTAGCGTTACAAAATTAACGCTCGTTTATGACACTGCAAAGAAAAATGTGATTTTTTTATACTGGCCCGTAAGAATCGAATCAGTGTATCAATCTTTTGCATCTTTCAGGCTGTTGGTTGCTTCCAAAAATCTGGCATAATCAATCCGCTCTTTATCAATCATCATATTCAGGTAGTTGTTTCGATTTCCGGTTGCGTTCAAAAAGTCGATATTTTCCCGGCTTATACTGAGCGATACGGTAAGCCGCTTTTTTTTAGGATCGACCTTTGGGCGCCCTGTCTGGTTGGCGCGTTTCCCGCCGCGCCGGTCGGGCTTTTTTTCTTTTTCCATGGATTTATATAGTTAGTCATTATAAAGCAAATCAACCAAAAGTTCAGGCTCTCGTTTTACTAGCTCACGATAGCATTTTTGGCAAAAATCGTCTCTGAAACATGCATCTCCAAAATGGTGCATAGACTTTCCATGTAGATTAAATTCAATCCGTGGAGGCACTCCATGTTCTTTCATGTAGTTGTCTTGTGAAAGCCTGAAATTAGTCGGCGTCCTATGTTGATATTTTCTGGAATGCCCACAAAAACACTTTTCCCAATTTGGTGTATCTACACTTCCAATATGTATTTTTCCACCCCCTTGGCTTTGATCGTTTCCATGTATAAAATACTTTTCCATAAGTAGTTACTTTGTTGCGCTTGCCAAAACCCAGCCTTCGGTGGTTGAAATATTGTAGTATTGCGTACCCCATACGGCTTCGCATGACGGGTTGAGTTCTTTAAAACTTTCTTCGCTGGAATAAAGCCTGCGATTGGATGAATTTTCAGATGTATCCTTATGCCACCAAGCTCGAAAGAAAACCGCGTCATCTTGTACCTCAACACCTTCATATCCTTGCCCTATCAAAGAGGCAGCGGTGATTTTTGCCGCCTGCATTTGGGTTAAAGCAATAACTACGCCCTGGAATCCATCGGTAAGACTGTTTTGGAAGATAAAAAAAGTTTGCATTGCATTATGTTTTTTCGTTCGGCTCCGCAATATTGCTGCGCCGTTTGTATGGACAAATGTACATACCTTTTTGATTTATGCAACTATAAAAGCAAAATTATTTTTTGCATAAAAAAACCCGACGCTCATTTGCGCCGGGTCGGTTTCCCGTATATAATCTCATGAAAAGTTTGTGGCGAGAGCCGGAATCGAACCGGCGGCTCTGGGTTATGAGCCCAGCGAATTAGCCCCTTTTCCATCTCGCGCCACAAATTTACAAAAGCGGTTTGACAATTAAAAATCCTTTTTCGGGGTAAATTGCTTCGATTATCCTGCGACAGTCTCCATGTACCCATCCGGGCGTCGAATTGAGGTCTTCGATGGTAGTCAGGCCGATAGCCCGGAACCTCGCTTCGTTTTCCAGAATAGCCGCTAAAATCTGCTCAGTTGTGTATGCGGGCGAAGAAACGTCCAAAGCGCTGGCAAAGTAGTGCATCGACAGTTCACCGCCTCCTGCGGGCTTGTAGGAGCGCGGACGGGTACCTCTGCCGACGTAGTAACCCTTGCCCGGCTTTTTGTAGTGCCAGGTATTGATAATTACCGGCGCTTGCAGGACTTCACGCAGCAGCATGGCGTAGTTGACCTGAAAATCGGAAATGTAATAAAGGCAGCGCTCCATGCCGACCGATGTAATGATCGACGGATGCACGAACTCTTCCCGCTTGAATTTAAAAGCGGGGTCTTTGAATAATTTGCCGATGTCCAGCATGGCGTTTTATTTTGGGTTGTCTAAAAATAATCCGCTATCGGTGCCGATCCTGACTACCTGCACCTCAACTTTTCGTTCGGATTTCAGGAGCATGGTTAAAAACCTCGCTGTCCAGTAAAGCCCGTCGTTTTCATCCTGACCGGGCAGGAGTTGCAGGCCACGGTTTGTAAAAAACCATGATACGGCATCTTTCAGGATTTTTTCAGAATACGATGCCGGTGCGGTCGATTTAAAGGCCACTGTGAGCGTAGTTATCTTTAACGGCTTGTATGCGGCTGCCTGCATCTTCGTTTTACTGAACTGCGCTGTTTTAGCCTTACCTGCTGCGCTTGTGTTGCCCCATACGATAGTGTAATCATCCGGCAGATCAAATGTGAGCGTTCGAAGCGGAACGACCGGCACAGTATCCTTCGGAGGATCGACGGGTGGCGGTGGAGGTGGTGGTGTTCCACCCATACCAGCCGGGCTTTTGGTCAGGATATTTCGGATGTATTCAATGCCATAGCCGGTATCATTGTCTTTCCCCGTGGGCGGAAGGTCGGTGGCAACCCATACCATGTAGGCTTTGAGTTTGTCACAATTCGACAACTGCGGACCCCAACGACTGCGGGCAATAAATACGGCGCTGGCCATGAAAGGCGATGCCATGGACGTACCGGACAGAACCGCATAGGTGTTGTCTTTCCAGGTGGAATTGATTGCAGCGCCGGGCATACCGGCAAGCACTTCCGGCCCCCGGCTGGAATAACTGGAAATAGTCAGGTTACTATTCAGCGAAGCCGTACCCATGCCGTAGGGCGAATTTCCGGGGTATTGAACGCCCGGCTGCCCGGTGTTACCTGCTGCGAATACGAACGCAACGCCGGCGGCGTACGATTTTTTAAGCGCGTTTTCAACTTCCGTCACCTTTGCAGTACCGCCGCCGAAACTGCCGTTATAAACGACGAATCTACCGCTGCTGATTGCTGCCTGATCGGATGCGTATTCACCAGCGTAGGCATTTGCGCACCAACTGAAATTACCCGCACCTCCAGCGGACAAAACCTGCACCGGCTTCCACTGCACCAACCCCTTTTGAACGAGTGGCCAAAGCAGGCCGATGTCTTTACCGACACAGATACCGGCTACGTGGGTACCGTGGCCGTTGCCGTCGGTAAGCCCCGCATCGGTGGTATAGTTTGCCCCCGCCAGTTGTGCCGTCTGAAGGTCGATGTGGTTTTGCTTACTTCCCGTATCGGTAATTTTCAGGATGCCCGCGTACTTGCACGAATCCTTCATAAGTTTCACCACGTCTGCGGGTAGCAGCAGTTGTACCCCCCAGTTTGTGGCCGCTGCTGCTGAAAAGTTTTGCACACGTTCCGGGATGCGCTCGATAGGCGGGATTACAAAGTCGAAGGTGTCGAGTTGCGCCTCCGCGATCAGCGTCTGTTTTTCAAGCGCTTTTTTATAAGGGCTTTTGAAGACCTGCGCATCCGAGGTGTACACGGCACACAGGGCAATAAAAAGAAAAAGTACCTTTTTCATCTTTTGATAAAGTGGTTGTGAAAAATGGAAAAAACGGACGGCCATACAAAAGCATGAACCGCCCGTAAGTGCTCAAAACGATGAAACGGTCACTTCTTGAAAAACGTGTAGAACACGATGGAAATCAAAGTGAGCGCTCCCGTGATGACCTGCGCCCAGTTGCCTGCGAAAAGCGCCTCCGTCAATCCTTTAAGCGCCGGCAGCAGTTCGGAGAATTTCGGAGAAATGCCGACCAGTACCGCGCCCAGGTAAGACCAGTTATTCGGGTCTGCAATCCATGTTTTTCCGGGTGTGAATTTCGCGTTCACAATGAACGATCGAACCGCCGCGAATGCGCCGATTGCCGCCATGACGGCTGCTACGATCATGCCTGCCGTCGTATCCGACATGCCGCCGAAAAAGGAGGCGATCAGCAGGATCAGTTGGTAATAAATGTTGGTACCCGTCCACGGGCTTTGAGTGGGTGTTGCTAATTTAGTGCTCATCGTTATTGAATTATGAAAATTAGAGAATCTTGCGGGTGTGGATTCGGATCGACCAGCCGGATCCTGCGCACGGGAGCCTTTCGCTTTGCCACGCTTGCCGAATCCAGTAGCGAATCCATGCAGTGTGCCGTGCTGAAAAGGGATGTGAGCTGCGCCCGTATTTCGGTGCTGTTTGCTTCGATGCGTGTCCACTGATCGCCGTGCTGCTCTGCATGGTGAATCTTGTCGTGTGCCGCGCTGTTGCATTTTATGCCTGTCAGCATGGACACGGCTACGAAGATGGAAAGTATTTTAATCATCCTCATTTGCTTTGTTTTTTAAGTTGCTCGTATTTGGTTTGCAGTTCCTCATATTTGCTTTTCAGGTTTTGAATGTCGATCATTGCTCCGATCTGTGTTCTGTAAACGGCTTCCAATCTGTCGGAACATGCGCGCTCGATTTGTGCATTTGTTTCCGCGCATCTTTGGCGTTTATCTTCCGCTGTTGTCCACTGTGCTGCCAAAAAACCACATGCCGAAACAAGTATCATCACAAACCATGCAAGGGGGTTATTTCGGAGTTTTGGCGGTATCCATCCTGTGCTCTCCATATAAGCGTCGTATGATTTTTATTTTGAAAAAAGTTCTCTTGCAGCCACGAAGAGCAGTAGTAAAAGTGCTAAAAGTCCGGCAATGATGCCGCAAAGTGCGTAGACAGGCCCGAATGAATACCCAACTGTAATGGCGATTGCCCATGTGGTCGTAAACATTGCCGCCTTCCAAAATGGGGACATATCTACCCACCATTCAAGGATGCGCCCCCATGATGCGACGGCGAAAGCGACAATGGCAGAAAATAGAACGGCGGTAATCGCTTTTTGATTCATCGGAGTAGTTGGTAAGTCGTTGAAGCGAATGCGCTCGTTATCAATCCCGAAATTACACCATCTAAAAGCCTGTATTTCAACGGCTGCTTAGAATAGCCCAGGACGAACGCGCCGGAAACCCAAAGGGTAGAACTCGCCGTGTGTGAGAAATGCCAGTAGTCACGTACGCTGTTCCAAATTTCGGGCTTGTGGGCTTGGTTTTCCGGGTCGCGGTTGAAGTACTGGCGTTTCCACTGCTCACTACCAAAAAACGAAAGCGGTGCTGCGTTGAATCTCCGCTCAAAAACGTTCGGTTGGGCGTGGTACGACTCCCTGCCGCCATGCAGGATTCCGGCCACGGCGTAGCCTATCCACACGGCGCGTTTGCCCTGCCCACGAAAGCGGTACGTTGAAAAGTCGTACCATGCGAGGGGTTGCGCTGATGGGTATAAGCGAAGGGCTGCGCGGTCGCTGTCGGAGAGCGTGGGCGTGGTGGTGTTGATTCCGAAGCAGCCGGTCTTTTGTGCGTTGAGTGACAGGCAGGCGAGCAGGAGAAGCAGGACGCAAATCGTTTGTAGGAACGGGCTTTGGTTTTCCATATCAATACAGCGCGTTTACGGTTCCGCCCGGATCTTTGTAGGCCAGCTTGGAAAGGGTTGTGGAGTAAAAAATGGTGTTGTTGGGGGCGGCTGCGTTGGTGTAGGAGACCGGGGTTTGCTTGAGCGCATTTACGTTTCGGGTAGATGTGAGCGAATTGTCGTTCGTTTCGATTTCCGGGTAGTAGTCGGCGTATTCAATTCCTATTGGTGTTCCGCGCATATCTGAAAACCTAACCGTATTAGCCGCCGCATCAAAAGACAAAGCGGCCAAATCATTCATATTAAATGAAATTGAAGACTGGTTATCGCCTGCCTTAAATAGCAAATTAGATTCAAGCGCTGTAAATGACCCATCCGAAGGAGATAGGGCCATAGTCAATGAACTACCCCGGTCATCGTAAACAGACATGTTTATAATCCCCTCTTGTATAATCTCAACATTTGCGCCGCTACCACCTCCATTATCAGTGAAAATAAAAAACGGGGCTTGCCCTAAAAATTGCACACCATCACCTGAAATCCCCGCCACTGTCCCACCCGGTATCGTTCCGCTTCCGCCGCCATCCACAAAACCCGTCCCCAGCGCATCGCTCGCACCGCCCCCCGGCAGCGTCACCGTACCACCCCCGCCACTCAACGTCAAATCACTACCCGAAATGGACAGTATTTGCGTCACATTCGGGGCGCTGTTAGTAATGGTTTTTGCGCTTCCGGAGCCGGTAATATTGATACCCGCGCCCGCTACGAGGCTTTGCAGGGGCGCTACGTCCGTAACCGGCAGCGTGAGCGTGCCGCCAGGATCCGTGAGGCGCACATTCCCGCCGCTCACCGAAAGCGAAGTATTCAGTTCGTTGGTTGTGGAAAGGTCGCCGGTATTTGAAATTGCACCTGTTCCTGAATTGATCGAAATGCCAGTTCCGGCGTTGTAAACGCCCGATCTGAATTGCGAAAGAGGCACGGAAATTGTTCCGCCAGCGTCGTCTATTTTCAGGCTTCCGGCGTCGACATATACCGACGTATTTAATTCGTTAGTTGCCGATTGATCGGCCGCCGTCAACGTGAAATTCGGGTAAGTTCCGGAAGGTGTGATTCCCACGCCGGAAATAGTCACCGTTTGATCGGGTGCAGTGTTAGAAATCACCCCGGAAGAAATGCCTATCCCCGTTCCGGCCGTGTACGCCGGGTAGCAGTTCAGGCAAACCCATTGCGACCCCGTGTACTGATATAATTCAGGTCCACGGCCGTTTTGAAGGACAGTACAGGAATTAACAGCAAACACGCTTTGCCGTGCGGTCGGTGTGTAACCGGGGGCGGCGCATCCGGAAATTTGGTCGAAACCCTTCGGGTACTTGATCCACGCCGAAACGGGCGAAGGGTTCCAGTTCCACAGATCGTTTGTCGTAATATTTAGGTAAATCCGGGTGCCTGAGCCGGATGGGGTATGCGTGGGCGGCGTGTCCCCGTACGAAACCGGCCATGTGCCAAGCGGCTGCGCGGCCGCGAAAAGAGGAAGGAGGGAAAGAAGAAGTATTTTAAAAATCAATTTCATGCGGGTGTTCTTTTTAGTGAGTTCGGAAATTCAGTATCGGTGCCGGAGGAAATCCAGTAAAGTTTGTTCGGCCCTAAAGCGGTAAAGGCGTCGGCCTCGTTCGCGTATTCTGGCAAGGCAAGCAAAAAGGTATCTATGTTTGTCGCGCCCTGAATGACAACGCCCTGCACCTTGCGTTCAAACTTTGGTTTCCCAATCTGGCAGGTCAGGTGGTTGCCTTTTATTTTTACTGCGATGTCTCCCATAAAAGCGAATTTTTGGCAGTGAAATGATGGGAGAATATGACGCGAACAATCCCGCCGTCATCGGTGGTAACAAATTCGTGCTCCACCTTTCCAGTTTCCAGATCGGTCAGATCATCGGGCGGGACATTTACAACGAACTGACTGTCCAGCCTTTCTATTTGGCTGTCCGGCGTTTCGAATTGCAGCACCGTATCGCCTTGTTTCAGGATGTACTTTCCTGACCAGTCTGCGAGTGATTCGACAGGCTCGTATGCGCTCGTTTCTTCATTCCATATCAGAATGTCAACGACGAAGGCGATGGATTCGCCCAGGCGGTAGTCAATGCTGAAATCGCAGTCGCACGTCATTGCTTTTTGGGTTTTGTGGCCGCTTTTTTGGGGGCCGGTTTCTTTTTTGGAGCGGGTTGTTTCGCGGGTTTTGCTGATCTGTCACCTCCCATGATTGACATGCCGCCTACAATATCTTCGAATTGCGCCTGCATATCATTCAGGATTAGCAGTTCGTTTTCCAAGGCGCTTATTTGCCGCTCAATTTCAGACCTTCGTGCCGTGATAAATGCCGTGTCCTGAATCTCTTCGACCGAAACAATAGAACGTTTGTAGTTCAGTTTCCCGCCGTCGGTAGATACGATACTGTCAAGCGCGTAAACGAGCGTTTGCGCCTGCATGGATGCGGACAAGGCCAGAAAAAACAGCAATAGAATATTCTTTTTCATTGTGCTACCGAGTAGTTGAATTGATAAGTTGTTGAGGCCGTAAGCGCTGCCCTTGCCCGCACTGTGAATCCGTTTTGCGTTTCAGATGCAACCCGCCATTTTGCCATCTCGTTCGCTGCTTCGTCGTTTTTTGGAGTTAGGATCACATTTGTAGCGGTACCCGAAAAAGGGTTGCTGTAAGTGACGGTTATCAGCGTTCCGGTAGAAAGGCCCGTGCTACCTGTTGTCACCTCTATCGACCCATGCACATCGTTACTGCCAGCGCCCGCTACAATTCCCGCCGTTGCTCCCGATCCTGCCGCTACGCCTACGGTTGCAGTTGGAGTGCTTACACCCGTCAGGCGATACCAGTAGTTTTTATTCGGGTCGTAAAATTCAAGTCCCGAAAACGTGCTATTGTGGCGAATCTGCGGAATAGCCGCCGCCGAACGCTGCGCAATCGTACCGGATGGGATGCCTACGGCGTCGGTGCCTGTCACATGCAGCGTAACAAGTGCGGCACCCTGGTTAATGCCGACCTTGTTTGCGGTTGTGGCAGAAATGGCGGGGGTAACGGCTCCAACGTCAGCGTTTGCAGAAAGTTTCCACGGCTCACCTGATACGCTATTATCTATCTTAGATGCCCAATTAGTTGTCCCTGTTGTCATTAAAACGCCAGGGTCCCCGGATGCCGCTGCATTTACCGAAAGGGTTAGCAGTGCACCACCTGTTCCCGTTGTTGCTGTATTGCTAAGAAGCCCTTCAACGTTGCCGTTTAGCATATTGATAACCCCTGAAAGGATAGTCGCATTTGCGCCCGAACCCGAACCAGTTGCCCCATAAAATGTAGAGTTCAATAAGCCGCTACCACCCGCAACCAACATGCCCTGCGAGGAAAGCAGGCCGTTGATAGTGAGCGCCGATGCAGTTGACTGCGTAGCGCCTATGCTGATAGCCCCTGCATTGTCAAACCACATCCGATCAGTGTTATTGGTTTCCACAACGACATCGAAGTTATCATTCGAGCCGATGCGTTTTGCTGCTGTGATGGTGTTACCATCAAGCAACCAGCCTGCCGTCGCAGGTGATGAGTTTGTAACAGTTATAGTGCCGCCAGATTGGCCGATTGTTATGCCCGTACCCGCTGCGATAACAGCCTCACCGCCGCCTGCACCGCCTGCCGTGGACAGGGTAATTTTGCCGGAAGTGGTACCCGTAACGGTCAGGCTTTGCGCTTCATTTGTCACGCTGCCGTCAACCTCAGTGCCGGTAATGGTAAAGTTAGGGTAAGTGCCGGTCACTGCGTTGATGCCCGCACCTGTGATACTGACCGTTTGATCGGGCGCGCTGTTTGCCAGAGTAATAACGTTGCCCGTTTCGCTGATCGTAAGACCGCTGCCTGCCGTTATGGTTACGCCGGTAGAGCCTGACGTGTTACTGTTGATGATAGAGGTCGTGCCGCTACCTGCACCGACTGTGAGCGAACCCTCGTTGCTGATACTTCCGTCTACTTCCGTTCCCGTGATCGTAATGGTTGAGCCTGCGGTGCCGACCGTGTTGATGCCAGCGCCCGCAATCGTCATCGAACCGCCGGAATTGGAAAGGGTTGTCGTGTTTGATGCTACCGATATGGTTTGTAGTTCGTTTGTAGTGGAACCGTCTACCTCCGTGGATGTGATTGTAAAATTAGGGTAGGTGCCTGTGACGTTCGTAATGCCTGCCCCGGTCAACGATACGGTCTGATCGGGTGCGGTATTGGTCAGTGTGATAACGTTGCCGGATTCAGATATGGAAAGGCCCGTGGATGCACTCAGCGTTACGCCGGTGGAGCCGGAAGTATTGGAGTTGATGATAGAAGTGGTAGAAGTGCCAGCGCCTACGGTTAGCGATCCTTCATTACTTACGTTTCCGTCAACCTCTGTACCCGTGATTGTGAAGTTCGGATAGGTACCTGTTACGCTGTTGATGCCAGCGCCGGTAAGCGAAACGGTCACGTCCGGCAGGGTGTTGGTTATTGTCATGTTTGACGTACTGCCAGAAAGCGAAATTCCGGTTCCAGCCGTGTGCGTCACATCTGTACCCGTGGAACTGTTCAGGGTAAGCGGCGAAGAGGTGCCGGTGTATGTCAGATTCGTCGGTGGGCCTGACAGCAGTTCCCAACTGTCACCATCCCAGTAATATACCAGATAATCATCGCTATCCTGCCATAGGGAAGTCGTGTAGACAGCGGCGCCATTACCTACGCCTGCCGAAACGTTGGAGGGCGAACTACTCTGGAATGATTGTTTGAATGGAACCCATGCAGTTTGGGTTTTATCGTACCTGTGCAGGGTATTTGCCGCGTTCAACCAAAATGCCGTGCGGTTGTCGATGGTTGCAGCGCCGCTTGTCAGGGTTGGAAGGGGAGGGAGCGTAGAAGAAAAGGTGCCTTTTGCGTACCATACCGCATCTTCATAACTCCAATCGTAGCGCATACCAGTATTCAGGTCGTGCCACAAAATAGCGTTCGTATCGCGGGAAATGCGCCATGCCGGTTCATGCGTTGGCAGGCCTGGGCGAACCCAGACTATACCTCTACGGGTACTCTGGTACCCCAGTTCGATCCGATCCTGCGAGAAAGCAGAAAAGGCGGTAAGGAAAAGTATGATTGAAAAAAGGTATTTCATCGCTTTAGCACCCCTGCTTTCTGCGATTACGGTACAAATATATGCTTTTCAAAGAAAAAAGCCCCGAAACTTTTAACAGTAACGAGGCCGGGTATAGAACGCAAAGCAAGGGTTTCTTTATTCCTTTCTCTGGAATTGTTAACTCAAAAAATTGTCCGTCACAAGCGGGAACGTTCCTTTGAAGGAAAGTGTCAACTGCAATTTCATCAGTTCGTCGGGGCTTTCCGGGATGATCGGGTCGGAGATCAGCGTCATAAGGATGCCGTCATTTCCGCCAAAAAGGCGCTCTTCCGTTCCGATCCACGCGGCATACTGTTGGCCACCGACTGGCAGGGCATTGTTGAATGCCATGTTGACGTCGGAAGTATCTTCGACGTTGAAAGTAAATGTGTATTTCGGCGTGGTGAATACCGAACGGCGGCGGCTTACCGCGATTTCGTTCCGTTCAGGCGCTTGCAGGCCACCGATGCCGAAAAGGGTACGGATAGGTGCAAGGGTGCCGATAGTCGGAAGTGCGGTAGTGTTGCTCAGTCGACCTGCCCACTCTTCCGGGTCTTCCCAGTTTGTCAGGCTGTCGCCGTACCGCGTGATGTACAGTTGGTTCAGTTCGCCAAAAAAGGCGTTGATGTCGCACAGGTCGGAACTGGTTTGGGGCAGTACCGTGGAACAGATTTGAAGCAGTAGAGGGTGCATAGCCGACGTATTTATGCTGCAAAAATCCGTTACCGCGCCCGCGTGGGCAAAGACAAACAGTCATTATGTTTTTTACAAGTAAAGCGCTTGGGCCATTTAATAAACTGCATGCAACTTTTTTTCTTCCATTTCTTCCATTTCTTCCATTTCTTCCATTTCTTCCATTCGGTAAACCTTGCCGCTTGGTAAAATATCAGTTGGAGCGCCTTGTATTCTATTCTTTGAAGCCTGTTGAATAAACCACAAACGACGTACGCAAACGCAAAGTCATATATAGGGGTTTGCGTTTGCGTACGTCGTAAAAAGCCGAAATATTATTCCCGATCACATTGCTCAAGAAATGGAAGATAAGGCCAATATGCATAAAAAAGCCCGCTTTCCACATGGAAGGAAAGCGGGCGAGGGACACCTAATCTAACTTATAACCGCTGCAAATCTAACAGCAATTTTCAAAGGCCGTGTAATCCCGCGTGAAAAATATTTCTATCAGTGCCAGGCAGTCGCCCATTTCGCCCGGCCACGATATTTCTACCGTCACATCCTTTACCGCCCCTGAAACGCCGTATTGATCGGTAATGACGACGCCGAACGGGTTTGCGGTGAAAAGCGGAATGAGGCTGCAAAAGTCTGCTACCGTTTCAGGCGCGTAAAATGCTATTCGCCAGCGCTTTTTTACGGTCGCAAAGAGTAGTTTTTCCTGTTTCTTCCCATCGGTCGCCACCGACTTGTCCGTCAGGTAGGAAGGCTGCGAAGTCGGATGGTAGATGAAAAGTTTTTGAGCGGCCAAAACGGTGGGCGGGATGTCGCCAACTGCGCAGTTATTCACGCACTCGATGCGGATGCGGGATTGGCACTCGCTGTCGGGTATTTCTGAAAATTCCGGGAAGTCCTCTATCTGTATCAGTTCGGAATACAGGCGCTTGGTATCTGCAAATTCCAGAATCAGGTAATACAGCCCGCCGGGTTTTACCCATGCGCCGTAGGTAGTTGTCACCGGACCGGCATCCGTCATTACGGTGATCGATCCTGACGGGCTTATGTCCAGTTGCCCCGGATGTTCGATGTAGTGCTTTCCGTCGTAGTCGAATGTGCCGAGTGTCAGCAGGTCGGTAATTTCAGCAGCGCCCACGGGTGAAGCGCCGTCGTATTCCGTCGCATCCTTTTCTGCCAGGTAGATGACCGTCGGCGTATCCGTCGTTGGCCGCTCCACGATGAAGGGCAGCATCCGGGCAAAGCGGCATTGAAGGGCAATGTATCGCGGCTCGACATTGCAGTAGTTCATCCTGAATGTCTGTTTGGCAGCCGCTACCGCCCAATCATCCTCCCCGGTAAGTCCTGTTGTGGGCGCCGATCCCCAAAAAGGAAATGCGGTGGGCAAATTCTGTGGTGTATTCATGGGTTTTAGTATTTCGCTGTGATTTCAAGTTCCGACGTTTCCAAATTCAGGTCTGCGTTGTCAATTTCGCCATTGCCCAGCAATGTAATGATATAGTCATCGGGCCTGAAAGTGTCGGTGCAGCATTTTTTGACTTTGAAAGCCGGCTGCTTGCGCGTTTTTCGGATAGAATCAGGTTCTACCTCTTCTCCATTGATTTTTCCGATACCTGCCATGTCGAAAGTGTGGTAGTTGGCATGTAGTTCGGTGAATGAAAGCGGGCGGTTATCCTGAATGACGCGGTAAACCCCTTCTACCTGCTCTGTTGCCATCATAAACCAGCCTGCATCGCCTACCGATTCGGCATTGTCCGCATCGGTGGCAAAAACCAGGTCTGTGTAAAACACCGTGCAGCGCGCATCCACTTCACCCTCTCCGCAGTAGATTTCAATCGGAAGCCCTTTGAAATAGTCGCTGCACTGTTCATCCCGAAAGTAAAAGCGCGTCAGGCGCGGGCTGTTTGAATTGTCGCGTTGCAACTCCCGCGTGTAGTATTCGTTCGTGTAGTCGTTGCCTTCCTGCGCTTCGTAAAAAGATATGTGTTCCAGCCTCAAATTAACGTCGTCCGAAATGCTGGGCCGCACTTTGAACATGACCCATAGATCATCCAATACCTCTTTGATTTTGATAACCCAAACCGGCTTTGTGCTTTTGTTGGTAGCGTCAAAGCGTTTGATGTCGGACTTTTGAAAGAGCACAAGGTTTTGCAGGTACAAAAGCGCCGCCTGGTATGCGCGGTTGTCGGGCGCATCGCCTTGCGGGTTGATGTTGAAAAAGTCTGACTGCACCTGAAGGCCGCATCCGGATTGATCTAAAAGGTACTGCATTACGTCGCTGAACATGCGCCCGTATTGGTACGTTGCTGCCAGGTGCGAATCAGTCGGGCATTTCCAGTACAGCGGTGTTCCGGGGCATGATCCATCGAACAAATACCAATCGGAAACAAGATCGGGCGGAACGGGGGTGCCGCCTTCGCAGGTGCCTTCCTTTACGAGCCGGTGATAGAAAAATGTGCAGGTGTGTATGATCGGCTGCGGCGTGTCTACCACCTCATCAAAGCAGTAATCAGGTACGGTCGGCGGGATTGCCTGCTCACACGGTATGTTGTAGTCTGCTTGAAATTCAAATGTGCTGTACTGATCTGTGTACGGCTTTACCTCGATCTGTTCAGGTATATCGTAGATGTTGATGACTTCCGTCCATTTCTTTTTTATGCACTCGATACCCCAATCGGCGAATGAAAATTCGGAGACTTTTGGCTTTACGATGACGTACTTTTCGTCTCTGTTGATGCGCCATTCAGTCGTCGTAAATTCGCCCACCCAAAACTCCGACCATGCGCCATTGCAATACAGATCGACACTGATCTGGAAGCGGTAACAGCCGTTGTCCATGATGAGAAAAGATGCCCACGGGTTTTCTGGTTCATCTACATCCCATTCATTTTTCGGTAGCGCATTGCAACTGATCTGGACTTCATTCTTTATCGAAAACCGATAGTTTTTGAAGTCCGGATCCGGCTTGTAATTCATAAGCGCATCCCAACCCACTTTGATTACAGCGTCAGGCAGCCCGTAATCATCGCACTGCATTCTAACCCTTATTTCCGCCATAATTTGGATAGTGAGTAGTTACGTTTCCTTTTCGTTTGATCTTTCCATCCGGTGACCAATCCTCTTTTCTTGCCTGCTCAATCATAATTTCGAGCATTCGCTCCATCAAAAAGATTGAACGGGAGTTATCGCGGCTTTCCCCGCTTGCGCCGGCCATATCGCTACTCGCGCTCAGGCGCTTGGTAATGGCCGAATGATCCATGTCGGGCGTTTCCATGCCGGATAGTTGGAAGGCGTGTCGTGCAAGCGCCCGGCGGTCGCCACGGTTCGCAGCGTCCAACAGATCGAAGTATTCCGCTACGCGCTCTTTACGCACAACCGAAAAGCGCTTTTTACTGCCGTCCTGTCCGACTTGCATAAGTTCGCCCTTTTCAATCTCGATCAGGTTGCCCCCGTCGCTGTGTGATCTGCCATTGACAAATCCGTTATCTTCGATAAAGCCGCTACCGCCTTCGCGGAACTTTGTCGCCGCTGCGAAGGATGCGCGTACGCGGCTTATGGTGGACAGCATGGTTGCGATAGCGGCAATGGCCAGCGCTACGCCCACAAACGGAACGGGTGCGCTGGAGGCGAAGAACTCTGCCGCCGCCGTGGCGATGGAACTGGCCTGCGTAGCCGCGTCAATCAGCGCCCGCTGCCGGGCTGCCTTCCGCTGCTGCTCAATCGCATCCGCCTGCGCTTTTTTAGAATCTTCCAGATCTGCCCGGCGGGCTGCTACGTTATTCGCAAACCCCTGCTTTTGCAGTTCCAGTTCCGCATTGAGCGCATCCTCCGCTTTTGCTACGTTTTCATCCGCTACGCGCCGCGCCTCCGCAGCCGCTTCGATACGCGCCTGTGTAATTTGGTCGATTGCTTCCTTTACTGCCGATACGGCCTGTTTTAGCGCCTCATCTTCCTGCCCGCCGGATTTGAACCCAAGCAGTTCGATCAGCGATTTTGGCCCGGCATCTTTGCCGCCCTTCTCACCAAGGCCCGCTTGAATCTGCCCGATTTCCGTCTGGATATTTTCAATCCGCTTTCTAAGTGTGGCTTTTTCGGTTTCGGAAAGGTTTGTTCCAAATTCGAGCGTGCGCTTCAACTCTTCCGACTGCATCTTCAGTTGGAATATTTCCCGCTCTTTTGCAATACGGGCCTCGAAAACCTTAATTTCTTCCTGTGTGCGTTTTTTTGAGAAAAAGGCGCGTCGTTGTTGCAGTTCGCTTTCTTTGAAAAGCGCCTGGTTTAGGGCTATTTCATCGGCGCGGGCCTCCGAATCTTCCTTTCGTTGATCGGCAGCGAATTTTTTAAGTTCTTCAGTCGCCTTTAAGCCCTGTTTCCTGATCTTTTCGCCCTGCAAAAGTTGCTCTCTGAAAGCGTCAGCATCCGCCTTTACTCTTTCAAGGGCATATTTGACCTTTATTCCGATGACGTTATCCTGAAACTGCCTTTCAGCGTCAATGCTGGATATGTGGTACTTGCGCAGTTCTTTAGCCAGCGCCGAAAACCTTGCCGTTTCCTGCGCTATCTCCTTCGCCTCTCCATCCTTCATCGCTTCGATGCGGAGTTGCTGAATCTTCTTTTGTTCCGCTTCCAGTTCCTTCGCACTTTTCACGTTCAATTCCTTCCGCTTGTCGGCTGCCTCTTTTTCAAGCCGCAGTTCTTCATCCGTTTTTTTCTTTATGAATAGGATGTTCTTCTCAAATGTCCCGGCATTGAAAGTTACCTCCGCAGCCTTGTCTGCCAGTTTCTGCGTAAGCCGGTCGTTGGCCGTTCCTGTTATGTTGTCGATGAAAAAGCCGATCTGAAGAGCGGCGCCCTTCAAAAAGTTGGTGATAAAGTCACCGACGCTTTTCAGGATGGGCGAAAGTTTGTTTACAAGCCCGTTGTAAAGATTCGGCAGCGTCGTTGCTTGCTCTGCTGCGAGTTTGGAAAACTGTGAACCCTCTTTGGACAGGTTGAAAAAAGCAAGTTGCAGTTCCTCGAAACTGATCTTGCCCTCGCTTGCCAGTTTCTTTATCGCTCCCTCGCTCACGCCCAACTGTTTTGCAAACTGTCCGATAATCGGAATGCCCGCTTCTACAAGTTGGTTAATGTCTTCCGCGTAGAGCGTTCCGGCGGTGCGCGCCTTGCCGTAAATCGTTGCCAGTTCGTTGAAATCCTTACCCGTCGCTCTGGAGATCAGCGCAATGCGATTGAGCACATCGGGTAGTTTATCGGCATTTTCGCCGAAAGCAAGCAGGCTTTGCCCGGCCTGAAATACTGCTTCCGGGTCGAGGATGTTTTTGTTTGCAACCGTGGTCAGCGAGTTTACAAGTTTTGCCGCCTTGTCCGCATCTCCGGTGAAAGCGTTGAACGACTTTTGCGCTTTGTCGAACTGATTGGACAGGTCGACGGCTGATTTGGTCAATTCAACGACCTGATCGACAATTGCAAGTATCAGCGTAGCCTTTGTAATGGCGCCGAACGCCTCGCCCACCACCTGCGCCGCCAGGCTGCCTTCCTTGCCGATCTTTTTTAGATTCACTCCGACAGCATCGCCGGTCTGTTCCAGTTTTTTAAGACCTACCTCCGCGTTTTTCAGTTCTTTTGTATAAACCGTGATTGCGCGCGGGTCGTATGCCGTTTTCAGCGCCGTTCGAAGCGTATCGGCTGCACCTTTAAGTTTGGTGTATTCGGTTTTTAGTTTGTTGATGTCGTCCAACTGCTTGACCGCGCCGTCGCCTTCGGGGACAAAGGATTTTGAAGCCTTACTGGCAGCCTTGTTGATATCGACATACCCCTGCTCTATCTGTTGCAGACGCTTGTCCATCACATCCAGTTTGGACGTAACGTCGCTAATGTCAAGGGTAAGTTTCGATGATTCGTCTGCCATTTCTTTTTACTTCTTTGACTGAATTTTTGCCTGTTTCTTGTTCGCTTCGTTCTTTTCACTGACGGAAAGCACATGGAAAAAAGAAACGATGTCCATGCTGCCTACGCTTTTCCATTCAAGGCCCGGCTGCCGGTTCATAATGGCTATTTTCGCCGTTGTCCAGAACTTTTGAAGGTCGTTTACCTTCTCGATAATCATCTTCGCAGGCTCTTCTTTCTTCTGTGGCCGCTGTGGTCTTTTTGACAGTTTTAGGCCGGCTCCTGCGTCATCTCGTTTTCTGACAGGTCGTTTTCTTGCGGAAAAATATCGGGGGAACTGCGCAAGAAGTTTGAAACGAATGCGCTCCTGCAAGAGTCGGCCAAGATAAAAAGGTCGGTCACTGAGTAGCCTTCCGTGTTGAAGTCTTGCAGCCACGATATCGCCTCCGCTTCGTTCCATTCGGATAGATCGGAGCCTTCGGGCCGTACAAAGAGCGTCAGTGTAAGCAGCAGCGGGTGCGGCACTTTGTCGGCAATGCGTTCCAGTGCAGCGGTAGCATTGTATGCGTGTACGCTTGCGGTAAATACGTCGTTTTTTTTCAGCGCGTTCACTACCTGGCCGATGGTTTTTACTGCTGAACCGGCGCTTGTACCCGTTTCGATTTCCAGCCTAAATTCTTCCATACGCTGATAGCCGTCCACGGTCAGTTTGTCGTGTACGATGAAGCGCCGGCCATTCGCCATAAATTCCCGAGCGTTTTCCGGGATTGTTTTGATTTCAGTTGTCATGCTTTTATTGCTTCTACCCTTATTTTGTCAAAAAACATTGTGAAACATGCAAAAAGGATGATTTCAAACGGGTAAAAACCCAACATGAAAACCCCTGTCCATAGTCCGACCTGACCTGCGGTACAAAAACTGCAAAGGCCCATCGGCTTTGTGATCCATCCGTACTGCCATTCAAAAGCCTTCTTTTCCAGCCACATCCGGTAGGCGCTCAAAATCATCCCGTCTGCCATGCACCATTCAAGCACAGCGACCAGCACGGCCAGCTGAAAAGAAAAAAACACCTCACTCGCTAACAGCATGATTGATCGACTTCTATTTCCGGAAGTGCGCAGCCTTTCATAAGGTATGCGCGCATTCGGAATATGATTGCAAACGTCCGGTATGGCGGCATAAACAGCGCGTCATCCGGCTTGAAATTGTACAGCGACCATATGCGGCCAGAATCGGCGCTGATCGCTTCAAAGTTGATTTTAGGTTTCTTGAAAAATGGCATGTCCGTTTTCCGCACCCGGTCGATAATGTCCTGCATAAGCCGACCGCCTTTATCGACTTCGCCATGATAGTCCATCGCGTCTTCGTTGTACCACACAACCACACGAAACCTTACCGTGATGAGTTGGTAGCGGCTCGTGTTTTGCTCTACCGTAATGTCGCTGGGGAAGTCTGTGAACGCAATACCGGCGGCGGAAGCATCGGGCGAAAGGTTCATGATGTCGGAAGTCTTGCCCGTGTACACGCCGTCTTTGTCACGATACCCTTTGCATCCGGGGTATTTCGTGCGATCGTTGCCGTTCAGCGTGTCGATCACCTCTGCCAGCCCGCCCGGACGTGTAATCATCGGAGCGGCTGCCAGTGAAGCCCGCACTTTATTTCCTATGTATTCGAACATTAGGTCATGTTTCGTTTGATGATTGCAGAAATGCGGTCGCTTACGCCCTTTGTGATTTGTTCCAGTTCGCCTGCGGAGTTCTTTGTCAATTCGCTTCCCTCGCGTTCCGAATGTGCTTTCAGCAGCAGGCTGGATCGTGCGTTTTTGCCGCCTATCTCGATCTCTACTACATCTTCGCCAATCGTGGTAATTTGCTTTACCCCGAATCCCTGCCACATTTCGCCGGTGAACTGAAAGTTTTTTACCGACGTACCAAGGCCGTTGAAGCGCCGAAAGTCGGAATAGGAAACCTCTTCACCCTGCTTCGCTGCTTTCCTGACTGCCGTTTCACCGCCGCCGTTTCTACTTTTTCCGAAGTAAAAGAATGCGGGTACCGGCTTGGTAGAATATGCGCTGAATCGCCCGCCGTCGGCACGCTCTCCGCGCTCAACTACGCGCTCTTCGATCAGCGCGGAAGCATCGGCCCCTACGCGGCTTGCCTCTTGCGGCAGGTTGGCGCGTATTTCCTTTATGGTCAGGGCAATGCCCTTTCGTAGTTCATCGACGTTCATGTTCTTAAGCCGCTCATTTGAATTTTAGGCTTGCACATTACGCAGTCGTTCGAATCTTCGTTGATCGTGCTTACCAGGTACGTCATAACTTCCGCATATTCCGCTTCCCATACAGCCGCATCGCTGGCCTGCTGCTGCCCTTTGGCGATATTTGAGCGGCTTGGAGCGGATGATCTGTTCTTTGCGCCCACAAGTTCGGCTGCCCACCGGCGCTGAATAGCCGTGGCGACGGCCATGATTTCCGGCCCCTGACCTTCCAGCATTTTGCAGTATCCTTTTGTCAGATCGCAGCCCACTTCTATTTCCAGTGCAAGGCCGTTCATGTATTCGCTTACCGTATCGGGTGCATCGGCAAAGTCTTCCAGCGTGTCGGTCACGTACCCGCCTGTAATGATGTAGTTATTCCACGAAAGCGGCCCGCGATAGTCGTGCGGCCATGGGTTCAGCGTGCCGTACCTGTTCACGTAAGTAATTGGCGTAATTCCGCTTTTATTGCAGGGTGCGCAATATGTTTTGTTGAGCCGTGGGCGGTTTGTCACATCATACCTGAACATCAAAAAGTAGTCCTGACAGGTATTGAAGTCGTCGAGCATTGGCAGTGTAATGCCGATGTCGTTCACGCACTTTCTACCGCCGCCGATGGTCCTGATTTTAAGTTCAGGCGTAACGACCGTGCCGTTTTTGTCAAAAAGCCATGCCGAAATAACACCCGTTTTTTCGAAGTATGAAGCGATGCGCCGGATGCGCAGGTACCCGGATTTAATCGGGTTGGTGCGGATGCGGATGCCCGCATATCCGTATGTCGTACCCAGGTAGGCCGTGCTTTGCTCCGTGCCAACGTAGCCGGAAAACTTCGGGTACCGTTCCAGAGATGTTTTTTTGACCGCCGTATTCATGGAGGCGATGACCTCTTTGATAACGTAGGTGCGCTTTTGCATCACCATTTCCCATACGTCGGCGTCACAAGTGGCAAGGCCCGCCACCTCTTCGATCGGAAGGATGTCGGATAGGTAAAGACCGGATGTGGAGGTATCGTAAGCAGGAATAATGGCGGCGGCGGAAACGTAGGCGTAATACCACAGTTGATAGTAAGCGCCCGGCAGCGGGTCGGTGATGGTCAGGATTTTTCCGCTTCTTGAAAGCCGGCTGTCGTCTACACGCTCCCCGTTTTCGTATAGTTCTGCCAGCGCTTCGCCTGCGGGCAATTTGTATTGCGCTGTAAATACGAGCGTATCATCCGGATCCGCATCCGAGTGGAAGACTTCGTAATACCACCTTTGGACGGTATCCTTTCCATCCGGACGGTCCTGATCGCAGTCGCAACCCCCTGTATTTGTAATACCGACCAAAGTTTCAAAGCAATTTTCCATACCCTTTTTTGTAATCCGATTGATAAAAAAAACGGCGCGAACAACCAAGGCCCGCGCCGTTACCTTTCCGCGTAAAAAAGAATTTTGTTCAACCTATCAGGTCTTTTTCTTCAACACCAGGCGAAGCACGTACGAAGTGGACTGCGTACCCGTGCCGTCAACGACGAATCGGTAGTTGATTCCGTAGGCATGGGGAATATACAGGGCTTCCGTCGTTGCGGTCGTTGCTGCCGTAGCGGCTGCGGAGTTGGCGCTGTTGAGCGTTGCAGACCATCCGGCAGTAGGCGGCGTTGTCGTTCCAGTGTAGGCGTACGTCGTCTCTTCGACCTTTACCGCAATATTCGCCGTGCCGGACAGACTGGTACGGATCACGTTCAGCGATGCCTGAAAGTCGCTCAGTAGCGGGCGAAGGCGCGAAGGCAGGTACAGGGTATCGTTGGCGGCGTTGGTGATGGTGTCCTTCGTGAAGGTCACTTCATAAAAGGTGCCGGACGGGGCAAAATACATCTGCCCGCCGTCGAACTTTTCCACCATCATTTCTTCCGGCTTGTCCACCGGCGTTTCCGTCTTGAATCCGCTGAAGATCGCAAGCGCCAGAACGGCAACGAAAGCCAGCGGGGAAAGGAGTTTGAGTTTATTGAAATCGAGTTTCATATCGTTGTTATTTAAAGCGGAAGCGCCAATTTTTTATACCAGCGCTTCCGCTTTTGTTTTATGAATGAGTTACCGCCACTTTTCATGGCGCCACTGTTTAGATGCCTGCCACTTTTTCAAATGCCAGGATGCCGGTCACGTCCGTGTCACATCCCAGCGGGTTGAGTTCAAACGAGCCGTAAGCCTTCATTTTGATGGAAAGTACGAAGTCGTCGGAAACGCAGTCTTCGATCTCGTGTACATCGTAGTAGATGCCGGGCAGGTTTTTGGAAGCGACTTTGTAGACGCGGTGGTTGCCGGCCATTTGCTTCGGAACGCTGTCCCAGAAGTTACCGGATACGAAAGCGGCGGCGCTGGCATTGACCATGTAGGTCTTATTGCCCACACCTGCGTTATTCATACCAATCGGATCGCTTACTGCCCACTGCATCGAATTGAACAGGTTGTTGTCGCCTTTCCCGTCCGCGTTGGCGGCATTCTGTTGGGCGATAAAGCGCTGAATCCAGAAGTTTTGACCGTCAAGCATGTACGGGTTGGTGAACTGCGAAAGGTTGGCTGCCAGTTGCAGTTCGCCCATAAGGGCAGGGCCGTACGCATTCCAGTCGGCTGCGGAAATCTCCCAGTCACCGCCGTTGTCGGAACCTACCGGCAGGCTGTATTGGTGTTCGCCCTTGTTCGCTTCCAAAAATGCGATGTACTGACTGTTCAGGTACTCATCGAGTGCCTTCATTTTCAGCATCATCTGGAAAGCGATGGTTTCTTCCAGGCTGTACGGCGCGGTGCGCTGACGCTTGTACCCTTCTTTGAACCCGGCCTCACGCAAGCAGGTGAGCGCTACGTCCTGACTGTTGTCGGTCGCTTCACCTGTGGCTACAACGCACTCGTCAGAGCAGGATGTGGTGTCATTGGTGCAGGATTCCAGCCAGTAGATAGTCGTCGTCAGTTGCTTGGCGTTTTTGCCGCTGCCGGTAATGTTGTTCGGTACTGTGATCGTCTGCCGTTGCAGTTGCGTACGCAGAGCCTCTACGTGTGCAACGAATTGGCTGTTTCGGATCGGATCTTGCCATGCCCGGTCAATGGCGATTTGGAGTTTCGGGAGAGATACATTAAACGCTGCCATTAGGTAGTGTTAGTTTACTTGTTTGAAGTTCGCGGCTGTTTACCCCTGCTGCTGTGCTTCATAAGCCGATGCCAGTTCCTCTTTCTTTTTCGGATCGGACTCGGCGTTGTACCGTCTCATAAAATCTTCATCATCTTTGAAGGTGATGGTGATTGTTTGACGGCCATTTTCGTTCCCGGCTTGTCCGGTCGCTTCTTGTTTTTTGAAGTCGAAGTAGAGGTTTCCGGTTCCAGACACCAAATCTTCCAGGAACATCGCGTGTCCATGCTGGTTGTTGATGCGCTGTCCGTTTTGCAGCGGAAGGATGCGACCGTCTTCGGTTTTCTGCCATTCGTAATCCCTGAATTTCGCAACAAAGTCGTCAACGAGACGCTGCGCTTTGGCCTGATCTTCGGGAAGGACCGGGTTCATACCCATGAACTTTTCCCGGATTACTTTTGACATATCACCCCATACCTGCTGACGCTGAAACTGCGTTTGGACTTCCTGCACTTTGGCAGCGTATTCCTGCTCTTTAGCCTCCAGCGCTTCGCGCATCTGGCGTTCCAGCGAAAGGTATTCGTCCGTCTTTTTTACCTGATTGGGGTCGTACGAACTGGACTGTTGCTGTGCCGCTTTGACAGCGCTCAGTAGTTCGTCCCCTTTCAGTTTCTTGTCAGGATCGACGGCAGGGTAGGCTTCACGCAGACGCTTTTCCCATGTGCCGTGTACTTCCGCTTCCGTTTTCTTTACGGCCTTGTTATAAACCTCGGTCGTATCTACGGGCTTTGCGAGTTTTGCCACTCTGTCCGCATCCAGCCGTAGCAGGGCATCGAGGGCATCCTCTTTCAGTTCAGTTGTAAAAGAACCGTCATCGGACTTTTTGAAGAGGGTTTCCGCGACCTCGTTTTCAGGCAGATTGTATGCTTTCTGCAAGAAGCCATTCAGAATATCTGACATTTCAACTCGTTTTGATTGTTAATCTTGGTTTACATCGCCTGCTGGTGGACTGGCGGGCGGTGTGGCTGCCGGTGCCTTTTCTTTGGCGGGCGCCTTTTCTTTGGCCCCGGCTTTTTCGATGTTCTTTTTCAGGGCGTTAGGCAGATCGGCTACCTCTTTGCCCTCTTCGCGTACCTCTTCGTATCCGTATTTGCCGTCCGGCCACAGATCGTAGGTAACACGGTTGACCTTGCGGAATCTGCCGTCACGGACAAGGTGAACCAGGTCGCGTTTGTTTTTTCCTTTTTCCATTGTGAGGGTAAATAAAAAAGCGTAGGTCAGTGCCGGTCGTGACACTGCCTACGCTTTTAAGTTATGTATTTTTGTTTACTACGTTCACGGTTCGCACCCCTGCTCTGCCGTGATCCTAAACCCTGTTTTGTTTGTCTTTTGTTTCGCCCCTTAGTTTGCCGTCGGTTCCGTTTCCTCTTTTCCTTTACCTGCCGTTTTGCCGGTAGTTACCGGGCGCTCTTTTTCGGTTTTTTGCGTGATGTCATCTTCGTGACGGTCAACAATTAACCAGTTTTGGGAAGTCCGGCGAAGGTCTTCGTACTGCTCAACAGTTACGGCGCGTTCATGCTTCGTGATGTTGTGGCGAATCGTAAAGGATTTGTAAGTTTTAGCCTGTTTAGCCATGATGGAAAAGTGTTAAATGCCTTCGTTAATAAGATCGGCGGTCATTCTGAAAACTTCGCGGTACATCGCCTCGTCGCATTCTATCTCGTCGGGTATGTTGTAGCGCTTTTTAAACTGAATGATCGTTTCCCTCCAGTCTTCGTTCGGATGTTCATCCCGTCTCGATGTTGCGTATCCATGCAGCAGCATGTAAATCGGAGAACGGCGCAAAAACGCCGTAATGCCCAACATCTTATCGGGAGCCGCCCGTTGCCTTGTTTTTACTTCCCTTTGCAAAGTTATATACTTTTTCGGTTAAACAAATAAATAGCCTCAAAAAGCATCGAATTCGCCCTCGTATGCAGCGCCCGGCACACGCCACGCCTCCAAAATGGTGATGATGGTCGTACCGTAGTCGGTAGAGTATGCTTCGCAGGGTAGTTTCTTGCCATTCTGGTACAGGCGGAACTTCGTACACATCGAAGCGGGCAGCCTTCCTTCATTGATGTCCGAAAAGTCAAGTTCGGATATGGTATCATCCGTTTCATTCGGGAAATACTTCCTGAATGTCACTTCCAGATTGCCCAGCGGCGGCGCTGATTGCCCTTGCCCATTGTTTCCGGATGCGTAAGGGTATAAAGTCCACCGGCTTTTCGGCCACGCATCGCAGTCACGCGAAATCTCAACCCACCCGTTGCCCGGATCGGATGCCTGCAACAGGTCGAATGTGCCGCACTCCCAATTTCGGAGTATGGCAGTCCCGCCGATGATCTTTGATGCGATTACGCCCATCTCTTTTTTTAGTTGAGGCCCAAAATGCCGCCGCCCATTGGGCGCTCTATCAGTAACATTGAGGTGCTTGTAATTTTTACGTCGTACCTGACCTTCCCGTCGATGCGCTCCATCTTGCGTGTGGTATTGGTGAATTTCACGCCGGGCATGTGCGGCGGTTCGTAAGACTGCTGCATAACGCCCGTCTCTACCCATCCGACGCCGAACTGCTGTTCCATATCCTCTACAACGCCTGCCAGGTAGCGCGCAAAATCAGTCATCATGTCGATTTTTATCTGCGTACGCTTGGCGCTCTTGCCCTTGACGTAGTACATATCTTCGTTGTACTCTTCGATGGATGCTTCCAGTTTAGAAATCTTCCTTTCTATTCCTGAAATGATCTTCAGCGCTTTTTCCTGCTCTTGTGTCATGTCCATTGCTTTTGGTTATTGATTTGCGTTGATTACTCCATAACTCTGCCGTATCTGCTCTACCTTTTTCGGGTCTAACTGCATTGCCAGTTCCTCGGTGATGTAGCGTATGCGGTGTCGGCAGTTCCACCTTCCACGGTCTATACGCGGCGTGTACGGGATACCGGAAGTTTTGCCCGGCAGATCAGGATCGCCCGGCCATTCCGTATCCGCTTCAATTACAGCAAACACCTTGCCCGCTTTTTTGATGCAGAAAGGCCGGCTGTCGTGAATGATGCCGCCAACGTAGATAAAGTACGGCAGTTCCAAATTCTCCCGGAACTGCTCATTTTTTATTTCTGCTACCTTGTTGAACAGATCGTACGCATAGCCCGATGCTTTGTTGTTGAAGTTGGCGTTGATCGCTCCGGGCTGTCCTGCATGTCCGCGTATAAAGTCCTTTACCGTCGCGTTCAACTCCTTCAATGTGCCGCCCGATTGCAGTTCCTGCAAAAATAGCATTTTCGCCTGCTGCCGGACGGATGGTATTTTGGATATGTCGGAAATCATACCGCCCTTTATCATGTTGCCTCGCGCATCTATGCCAAGCGCGGCCCGCAGTAGTTCGTTCGACGTGGCGATATCGTTGATGATCTTTTCCGCTGCAAAGTCTTTGTAGCACATGCCCGTCATGTCGGCAATGGCAAGTAAGTCTTGCACAAAGCCCCGCATAAGCGGATTCATTACCTCCATTTGCCAGGCGTCGAATACCTCGTCTATCCTGTACAGTAGCAGGTAGTTGGGTATCGAATTGACAAGGGCGCCGTTCGAAAACTCCAAATCGGAAAACACATTGTCTATCAGGCGCAAAAACAGGTCGCGTTCCGCTCTGGATACCGATCCCGACAGCGATGACTGCCGACGCTCGATAGCATCTGCAATTTCCTGTGCGTCTTTCGACAGCCTTGCGAGTAGTTGGGCAGCGGATTCGGCCATTATGCCTGTTTTTTCTTCTTTTTACGTTTTTTCTTCGCCTCTTCGGCTGTGCTAAGTGCAATGGCGACGGCCTGCTTTTGCGGCTTGCCTTTCTTCATTTCGTGCTTTATATTCTCCGAAATGGTTTTCTTTGAAAATCCCTTTTTGAGTGGCATGGATGGGTGTTTTATTGTTGCTGATTCTGGTTGAGCGCGGGTGCATTTCCTGCGAGTTGCTGTTTTATCAGCAGTACCTGCGCGTCGATCAGTTTCTTTTGGTCTATACGCGGCATGTCGTAGAAGTTGGGGTTCTCCGAAAGTATCACCTCCATGATGTCGGACTTATTCAGGAAAAACAACTTCTTATCTTCCGGCACAAGCGCATTGTTCAGGGCGACAATGATCTGCGCTTCCGTCATGCCCCGGAACGGATTGTGCTGATCGTCGATTTGCGCGCGTCTGAGCGCTTCGGGATCATCTTGCAGCATGACTTCCATGATTCGCAGTTGCAGGATCGCACAGGCGTCCGTGCTTGCCCCTGCCGTTCGTGCGGCGGTCAGTTCGTCGAACAGGTCGTATACCGTCTCAAAACGCAGATTGGATGGAATGATCGGCTTTGCCATGCCGCCGGCTACTTTGACAGCGGAAGCGATTGCGCGTGACAGTTCAGAGCATACGGAAGAAATGTGATTGGAATAGGGCCAAAGCGCATCATTCACGCCCTGTTCCGCCCGGCTGTGAAAACGCGCCGTCTGCGCCACTTCGCTTTTCGTGGTCAGTTCCGAATTGTAAACTGCCAGGTTGGCTTTTTCTATCCACTTATCCCAAAGAGTGATGAGCAGCGCGGCGGCTTCCGGCGGGAAGTGTATGTATGCCAGCATTCCCGACAGTTCAACTATCAGTTCTTCCTTCGAATCCGGCATATCCACCGTAATTTCTTCCTGCACCGACGTAGGCCGGTTTTTCCTGCCCGTACCGCCGCATACCTTGCAGGCTGTGCCGTCGGATCGTTCCCCTCCGATACAGTCTTTTGCCCCGCATTTATCCGCAAACCGGATCGGGATAGGACTTGCAACGAGCGCAGCCGTCAGATCGACCTCACTGTTTGTTTTCAGCAGTTTCTTTGCGAAGGGAAGGGCAGCATGAAAGATGGAAAGTTTTGTCGCCCCGTCGTCGATCGGATTGTCGATGTACCCCGTACGCACGGCAGGTGTTTTGGCGTACCCGTGCGGGATTGGGATGACAGCCTCGTAAATCCGGTTGTCGATCTGTACCAGGTACCCGTTTTGGATAGTAACATTCAGCGGGAACATCTCGTTTTTGCCGGGCGCGTTCCGCATGGAGATGTACGTCTGTGCCAGCCGTGGCGGCAACTCTTGCAGCACAACCGTTTGCAGCGGGCGGTACATGGTCAGGCGCTCCAGTTTGTAGCGTGTCCCGTCTTCATCCTGCTCAACGATTTGACGGCAACACAGGTACAGCAGTTCGGATTGTTTGTACTGGAAATCGACTGCCATTTCTGCCGTCACCTCGAAAGGGTAAGGCTTCGCGTTGTTTTTATTGTTGTCGAAGTCTTTCCACTCCACGACTGAAAAGCAGTTCGGGTCGTAGATATTCCAGTAGCGCACCCGCTCAAAGCAGTACGGGAAAAGCCCCTTCGTGCCGAATGCGGAAAGAACGTTGCGGTTAAATTCGTTTGCCCGCTTTCCATCTTCGTCACCATCGACGACGACATACTGCTTCCAGTTGGAGCGCTCGATCTTTGCGACCGGCTTTTCCAGCATCATGCCAAGCGCACTTTGCACTTCCGCCGTTATTTCTTTGCGCTGTAAAAAGAGTTCGTCGGATTCGCGGCGGGTAAATATGCGCATGTACTTGTCCAGGTTCACCCCGCCAAAGTATGCTTTCAGTTCGGCCCCGTACTCAACCGTCCATGCGTATCCGGGATGGTAGGACGTGGCGCCGTACCTGGCGATGTTGAAAAGGTGGTTGAGCGCTTCGTTATTCGTCATTATGGCTGCCATTGCTGCTTAATAGTTTCTCAAACCGTTTGTATTGCGATTTGAGTATGTAGGTTACCAAATACCGCAGAGCGTCCGACGTATGGCCGTAACGCTCGAATGATACCCCGCCTTCCGTTACCCTTTGTTTCAGCACCCCGCCATTTGCGTCCTGTTTGATGTAAAGCAAATCCTGTATGAGATGATAGCAGTCCCGGTCGATAATCAGTTCAACGCCCGGCACACGCCCTTCGAAGATTGCGCACAAAAATAACACACTTTTACGGACTTCCGGGTTTTGCGCCTGAATCCGTAAAGAATTGCTATCCGCTTTTGTCCATAATGCCGCTTTTGCGATCTGGTAATCCGATCTTGCCGCCCTCGTATCGCGTTTATTGCCCGAAGCATCGCCGTAAATGTACACTTTGTCGATCTTATCTGCCCAATCGATCAGGAAGTCTTCACAAAGCGCCTGTGTTGTAGAGCGCGGGTTTTTCAGGCAGTATTCCTTCAGTATGCGTATTTGCAGCGTTCCGTCTTCCTTATACCTGCACTGGCAAACAAGCAGTGTGATGTATGGAACTACGTTTTGGTCAAAAGACAGGTGCAGCACAGGTACCGATGGATCGAAGAGCAGTGAGGCCGTATGTTTACCCTGGTCGAACGAATAGAACGCTTCGTTACCCGTACGCGCTACCGCATCATAATCGCCGTCAAGCAGGCGCTGACGTTCAAGCAGTGGCAACTTTTCCAGTTGCTTGCGGTATGCCTTTCTAAATTCAGGATCCGGATTGTCTGAAAGCAGCGATCGGATAACCATTTGGTAATCCTTCAGAGAAACGATGTTGCCTTTTTCGTCTTTGATGTATCGCTTTCGTGTCCATCCGGGGTCAGGGTTTCCGGTAAGCAGCAGTTTTGGCGCATTGAAAGGTACCTGCCCCAGTTTGTAGCGGATACGGCTTGAAATGATGTCAATGATATGCTCTTCCACTTCCGGCGATTCATCCACCGCCGCGTCGGTCAATTCCAGCGAGCCGAAGTTATGCGAATTGGGATTCGATGGTTGATAGGAAAGGGCTTTTAGCAGCGTCTCGCTGCCGTTGCTCCAAAATATCTCATTCTCACCTCCCTTCCTCCATGTAACGCCCATTTGGTTGTATTTCCATACCGCTTCCCATCTTTCCTGAAAGGTCTTCCACGTGGTCGTCATCAGGTCGGTGAACTGCTTACGCCCGATCAGGCCGCGTGTGCCGGGATACATCAAACGTCGGTAGATATGCCAGTCGCAGAGAAGGCGGGATTTGCCACCTCCAGCCGCACCGCCGTAGAACAACTCTTCTATCGACGGGTCGTTTTCCAGATATTCCCATGCCAGACTTTGCTTATAGGAAAGGTCTACGTTCAGTATGTTAGCGCCCATTTATTCCTCTTGTGGGGGCTGTGACTGCAAACGAACGGTTATAATGGTAGGGATTAAGGCTTCGCCGTCTTTGCCCGTATGCTCGTTAACCTGTTTTGGTTTTCCGTGCGCCCTGTTCAACTGCTTGTCGATGAAGTCGCCTATCTCTTTGTCTGTGGCAGTTACTAACCTTCGGGATATTCTTTGCACATAGATAGGCTGCTTTGCGTCCTCTGCCAATTGCTTTACCCGGTCTTTATTAAGGTTCAAAAGAAGGGAGATAACGTCCGATATTTGGCCGTTTGTCACACCCTCGTAACCTTCCTCTTTTAGTTGGGCGATAAGTGAGGACACGAGTTTTTTAGGGCGGCCAGGGCTTAATTGGTCGCCTTTTTCAAACCTGTTTAGTTTCCCGCCGTGAGGCTGCTCTACCTTTTCCACCTTATTTATGCCTTATTTATTTTGATTAACCATTGAATCCAAATTTGATGCGCTATTTGCGCAGTCATTACTGGGGGAACGGACATGCCGATTAAGTAACGAGCATGTAACCCTTTAAAATTATAATCTATTGGATAGCTACCACACAAACAACATTCTTTATCATTTATTTGACGTGGCAATTCATACAGCATAAAACTACCACCTTGACTATTGATTGTAGGGCAAACTTCATCAGAATGTAAAATTGGATTAGTAAAGCCAGATAATCGGCTTTCTAATCTCATAACAGTATCTCCGTTTGATTTGTCTGATTTTATTCTATTTTTCCATAAATACAATTGCCTTTCCGTTAAATCTGAAACGTTGTTTTTTTCAATTATTTCAGAAAACAAAATCGCTTCTTCGTTAAACGCCAATTCCAACTTCGGCAACAAAAACTCCTTTTTATGCCCAATAAAAAACACTCTTTCTCTTTTTTGCGGCACGCCCATTGATGCAGCATTAAGACAAAACACCTGCACCCTATATCCCGCCTCGGTCATCCGTGCTACAATCTGCTTTGAATAGTATTTTGCGTTGCCTTGTATTATTCCCTTCACATTTTCCAGCAAACAAACTTTAGGCCGTAGTTTTTTAATAGTTTCAATGTAGACAAAAACCAGGTCATCCAAAGTTTGTTTTGCCTGACCTTCACGGAAAACCTTTTCTTTGCCCCATGCGCTTTCCCGGCTTCCTGCCATTGAGAACGTAGAACACGGCGGCGAACCGTCTAAAATGTCAAGATTGTAAAGTTCCTCGGGTAAATTTTCGCGCTCGTTAAATTTCCGTATATCTTCAACAAACAAGTGTTTAGGCTTATGGTTGCCCTGATATACATCCGCCACCTTTGGGTCAATTTCAACACCCCCAAAATGCGTAAACCCGGCCAATTTGTAGCCCATTGTAGAACCGCCCCCACAAATAAAAGTACCAAACACTTTGCAGCCGTTTGGTTCAATTCCTTTTGCCGGATAACCGTCCGACAAGTTCCATTTATACGGAAATTTGTGTTCCTGCATTTTCCAGTAGTTTTAACAGGGCATCTTCCGGCGTATCTGCAATTTCAGATAATGCGGCTTTTATTTCAAAAAACTGTGAAGGTTGAAATTTAAAAGTAAGTGTCATTTCATCCTCCATTTCATCGGTATCAATCTCTTTGTTTTTGTCTGAAAAATCCTGATCTCCAAATACCGGCAAATCCACGCCCCATTCCTGCAACTCTTCCGCGTCCCATTCATTCGCCAGCGCGTCCATATCAAAATCTCCAAATCCAACATTATCGACGACGATAAATCTGCGTTGCTGATCTTCCGTTAACTCGCTTGCTCGAATTATCGTTACCTCTTTCATCCCGGCTTCTATGCAAGCCCTTAAACGCATATTGCCGCCAAGAACCTCTAACTGGTCATTGACGACAATAGGCCGTATTTCGAGCATTTGCGGAAAGTCCTTTACTGACTGCACAAGTTTAT